TATATGCGACTGTCATTGGATTAATTGTTAATGCTAAGCATCCCACACACATATGAACTAATTTTCTACAAAAAACGCTCCAAATATTGGGATTCAGCTGATTGATTGAAGGATTCTTATTAAAAATTATTTTACCGATTGCGCATAAACCAATTACTGCATGCAAAATTTTTATGTTGTCAATATAAAGTATAAAATTCCATAGCCAATAGAACCATAATATTCCTATCATAAATTCTCTTTCTTCACATATACAGTCAATTCTATGTAAACCATAAGCACTGATTGCACTTATCAATCCAACTTGGCATGCGTAGAGTTGTGAAGATACAACCCTAAAATATAAACCAGTTACCCAAAATACAGTTATACATCTCTTCAAAATGATCTGAGTCTCTGTTTTTTCAAGCAAAATTGGCAAAGTTACAATATTTGCGGCAAGATCTTCATTTATATCGGCTATATCTAATAATATTTCTCTGATTAATACCAAAAACGAGAAAGGCAATGATACCGTTAGAGCCTTTATAAAATTCCCATTTTTATCTTCAGATACTTTATCAAGTTGATGTTCTATGAAAATGTGTATAGGAACAAAACACATGTACAAAACAGTTGATAAATTCTTTATTAACGGTTTTGGTTTCAAAAATGGAGTATAAATACTAACTGTACAAAGGATTGTTATTCCACCCAATAAGTAGTATATAGAAGAACTTATTACAGCCAAATAGCAATTCATTGCTATATATAAACTTCCAAACGTCTTTGATATATTTTTAAGCTCCTCTTTTGAAAAGCCAATCTTCTCAGGTCTATATTTTGCGTCAATTTCGTAGTCATAGTAATTGTTTATTAACATTCCATACATATATCCAACTACTGATAAACACATGTAAACTACATCAGAAAAGTCTAATACAGACCAATATGTTATACATAAAGGTAAGAAAATTACTCCAATGTATGGTAATCCCGATATCCGAGTTGATATTATAAATTTATGTAGATTTTCTTTAACTTTCGCAACCATTATTGTTAATTAAATTGTTATAGTTCTTAAGCCTTAGTTAGAATACACATATTTTAATAGTTTGTGTTTTTTCCGTTTACCACCACCAAAATGTTGACTAATATTATCGTGTATATGATCTATTCCTTGAATTCTTTTTACATCTTCATCCTGATATGAATCATCAAATGAATTATCTAAAATATTTTGTATTCTACCCATCTTTCTTGAATTAAGTCTTTCTTCTAATCCTTTTATTTCTTTCATATCTTCTTCTGTTTTTCTCGAAGTTAGATTAATCATTGCATAGGCATATCTATTCCGATAGCTCCCATATAAGTTCGCGTCCTCGCGTGCTTGATCGCCAATTCCATGATTGCTTAAAAAGGTCTCTATAGCTTCTTCCATGGTGTCCCCGCCTTGGTCATCTCTAAGTGTATAATTGCGTGTGTAAGCTTGTATGCCATTTATTGGGGTACTTCGATCATGTCTCATATCTATAAGAATACCACTTAAGTCATCATCTCTTGAAAGTTTATTGTAGAGTTTGAAAATATTTTCAAGTCTACCATAATAATCTTTTACTGCCATTTTCATATGATCTTCAAGTCTTGGTCTTACATTTGAAAAATCTTCTGAATACAGATTATTTCTTGCAAGCATTCTTTCAATACCTCTAAAAAATCCGTCGAAAAAAGGCGGCGAAAGGGCGATAGGGGCGGCAATGTTCATGTTTTTGTAGGTAACAATATCCAAATGTCGTCCTACTCTATAACTGAACAGCTTATTTTTTAGTGGTTGTTTACTATTTTCAATATCAACTATTTTTTGAAGAAAATAAAATTCTAAATCTTCTAAAAATTCTGTAAAACCGGTATAAATTGGAGTGATAATATCATATATACCAATATTTTGTGTCCAACCTTTAAGAACATTTGAATTTTTTAGTTTAATAATTCTATCTCTTATTTGTAGTGGAATAAATCCTCGCCTCATATATTTAATAAATCGACGGGTTACAGTACTAATAACTCCAGCTAATGTACTATATCTATAATTTTGTGGTGTATCAAGACAGTGTGAACAAACTACATCAGGATGTAATCTGTCAATTGGTGCATCGATGTTTTCATCTTTATTTCGTTTTTCTGTATCTATGTATACTTTACAAATACTGAAATCGTAATAATGATCGATATATGTAGGTATTGACAGATTTCCGTATAAAAAAATTAATTGAATATTTGGTAGTCTATCTCTTTTAATTAATTTAAGATGACTATTTGGAACAAGACCAAATACTGAATTATGAATTCCGACTTGTACAGCCGTATAACCGAAACCGCCGTGTGGTTTAGAATCGTCACGCTCTGGTAAGATAGTATTAGTTTGTTTTGCAGCAAGCTTCGCCACTTCATTCGCTTCTTCTCGCAAAAGTGCGATACTCTCCATTTCTCTTATGTAGTTTTCCGCTAGCTCAGCGCTGACACCCTCTGTATCACTAGTTATTGGACCATTTAATGGCACTCCTAATCTTCTTCTAATTTTTACATCGATTCTATGGTTACTATTCACAAAGAGGTTTGAATTATTCCGAAATGCCAACCTTGCGTCAACATTACTCCCTTTTTTTAGTGTTAATTGTGGGAAATGATTCAGTCTACTGTCTCCTTCGGTGTACCCTGTGCCGATAGTATATAAATCGCCGGGTAGCTTATGTGGGTTATCAACATTAATATCTTCGATTACTTCCATTAATGTATCGTTCATGAGCAATGGGCTGCTCCCGCTAAAAGTTGATACACTAATTTCCATATTAATTGTGTCTTCTACTGGTGGCGTGTTTACAAATCTTGTAGTGTTACCGTATGATTCGTGTATTGAATCTTGGAAGGTAATCTTTTTGGATTGATAATAAGCATTCAGATTTTTGTGACCAAAATGGGAATTGAAACTATCGTTTATCATTTTATGTACTTTTTTGCTATATTGTATATCATTCCAGCGACGTGGGTCATGATAAATATCATGATCCAGTTTAAAATAAATGTCTATATCATTTGGTTTCCAACCGATATATGTTCCTTTATTTTGTCTTGTAAGTTCCATGGCAAGAGCAGCAGAACCTCCGATTGTACCCCCATTATCAGTAATCCAATCATATAAATAACCTGCCACACCTGCATCCATTTTTGTGGATAGATGTAATAATTCCTTATTATCCATTTCAAAATAGTCACTGTCTTCACTGTCTTCACTGGATAATGTCTCAAATATATCTTCTTTAGATTCTCCAACTCCTTCATCTGTAAAGTCAATGCTATCAATTGTTCCTTCTTCAGACATTATTTTTTAAAATATAATTATTTTACCAACTTTAATATATTGACCAATTAAATATCCTAAAGAATTCATAAAAATATCAGACCATTTACCATACCACCATTTGTCTGAATCAGATATAATCTCAGATTTTCTTCGACAATTACCAAAACCATATATAAAGTTTGGTTTATATTTACCAGAGTAAGCTTCAAATATTTCCCAAATAATACCATAGATAAGGGCGAGAACAAATAAATAGGGGAAAGTATAACCAATAAACATAAAAAAGAATAGATGTGTTAGAGACCAGCCATCAATTATACTTATAATAGGTGTTTCTAAAGGATCAACAAATTTCGGATTTATACAACGAAATCTTGAGTACCAAAATATGATTAAAATACAAGTTATAAATGGTAGGGTAAATCGGAATATGTTCATATTAATATTCATTATATTTTGATTTTAAAGATATTGAGTTGGGGAGTATTTGAGTAACCATTGTATATATAAAAGTATTTGAATCATAATCAAATATTGTATCTTCATTATCATCAATCAGGTGAAGTTTGGAACAAAAATCATTGGGTTTATAACATCCACATAATCGAAAAGGCTGATTTTTGTTATAAACTCTCCAGTCTACATATGGTTGTGCATAATTTTTTAAGTATTTACTAAGTTTTTTACGTTCTTCATGACTAATCGAATATTCTGGGAAAATAATATGCCAAGATTTTTTATTAAATCTATGTGCCGAAAGTATAATGCGTTTTGTGGGATAAATATTATATAGTACCTTTAAAATATTATATAGATGTTGTAAAACATCTGTCAAACTAAGAGAATAGTTTTCATATTCTATATCAAAGTATAATTTACTATCATTTTCTATTATTTCATAAAAGCATCTTATTTTTTCAGGGGTTGTTTTGATATAGTCATATAATTTAGATGGATTTTCAAATACGGTACTTGTTTGTGAATTAGAATTTGTTTCATTTTTTGAAATAACAACACCTTTTGTTTTATATAGATGTTGCCTTTCAGATATAGCACGTTGTTTTTGATTTTTACCTCTATACCAAAGTTTATCCTTCCAATAAAAAGATAACATATCAGGTCTTTCATTTTCAACAAATTCCATAATATGCTCTTTGATAATTCTATTTAGCGAATTTACTTAGTTCTTGGAGCATATGTTATGGTGGGTCTATATGTTGGACGATAACTGGGTTTAATGGATGGTTCTTTTGTCGGTTTTTGAGTTGGAGTATAAGTGGGTCTGTATGTAGGGTTATCTGTTGGTTCATATGTTGGTTTTTTAGTTGGAGTATAAGTGGGTCTGTATGTAGGGTTATCTGTTGGTCCATATGTTGGTTTTGGTACAGGTCCAGATGAAGGAACATATGTTGGTTTTAGACTTGGATGATATGTAGTAGGAGAATCTGTTGGTGTATATACGGGTGATAATGACGGAGAACATGTTGGTCCATTTTCGAACAATCCTTGACAAGTTGGTGATTGAGAACTGGTTGGTGTATAGCTAGGTATTAATGTTGGTTCATGAGTAGGTTCATGGGTAGGATGATAAATCAAGTCGTGACCTCCTATTATAAATTCTGCTTTAAAATTTACTAGAAAGAATAGAAACTGTAAGAATCTCATTATAAATAATTTATATTCATAAACTTATATAATTTTGTATTACTCATCATTTACTTAAATTTGAAATTTATAAGGTATTATACTTTTGGACACATACCGTTGGTTTATTTGTCTTTGCTTTAAAAGCAGCAGGGTCCCACTCTCTATCATGTTCCGAGTTTGGAGCTCTAGGTCCGGTATAGTTTTTATTATTATACTTCCAAATTCTATCACTACCTAATCTAAAAGGAGGGTGATTTGAAGCTTTATACCAAAAAACTTGGTCCTCAATGCGATTACTTTTAGCATTATTGTTAATAACAATACATTCATAATTTTCCGTACATTGGTCCATAACGGCACAAAATACTTCAAAACAGGGAAACATTCCTGCATAACAATCATAAAGACGTTTGCGATTTTGTACGATATTTTCTCTCAAAATAAATACATAATCGATATTTGTTCTTAGATTTGGAGGTATACCAAGAGCATATTGCATTGTAATGATAAAAAACATTTTGAAATGCCGTCCATTCATAAATAAGGAGCGAACATGTTTCGATTTTGTCCACGAATTATCATACAAACAATCGTCAAGTATAAGAAAAGCACTTGGATTAATATTATGTCCACCAATTTGTTTTTTTTTGTGTAATAATTTTTCTTGGCGCATTAAGATTCTTTGTATAATATCTTCACTATATTCGTTATGAATAAATATTGGTGGAACCATATTTCCATAAAAACAATTTGCTGCTTCAGTCGCAGATATAACTGTACCAACAGGAATTTTTTGGTGATGCCATAAAAGGTCTTTACATAGAAATGATTTTCCTGTATCTCTTTTACCTATCATAACAACTACTTTATCGGCAGCAATAGAAGACATATCGAACTTCTTTAATTGTAGTCTCATATGTCATGTAGAATACATAATAATAACATAGTAATGAACGAATGAAAAAAAATGATATGTAAATTGATTGTAAGTATATTAAGATATAAGAATAGTATGACTGGAGGAGAAAATCTAAGAATTAATTCTAGAAACATATTAGCTGAGATTATCAATGATAATAGTATAACTGTTAATTTAGAGCGGGGTATATATAATTATACAATTTGGCGTTCTTTATCTCGTCATCAACCTTGTATGTGGGATTGTCCTCATTTTACAAATACATATAAAAATAAACTAAAACAAGTTTGTGCAAATCTAATTCCAAATTCTTATGTTGGGAATAAATCGCTGATTACTCGTCTAAAAGATGGAGAGTTTAAACCACATGAAGTTGCATTTGGATCTCCTTGTGATTTGTTCCCAGAAAGATGGGAAAAGATTATAGAAGAGAAAAAGAAGCGTGATGCAGCAGTATCTGAAATAGATAGTAGTATTGCTACAGAGCAGTTTAAATGTGCTAAGTGTGGGGGTAACAAAACAACTTATTATACAATGCAAACAAGATCAAGTGATGAATCAGAAACGATCTTTATTACTTGTCTTGGATGTGGTCGTAAATGGCGTAAGTAAATCTAATAATAAATAATATGTCTCAGGAACAAGATTTAAATTTTGTAATCAAATCTTTGATTAATGAATATATTAAACCAGAGTATCCAATATATAGAGTTCAATATGTACATACATATATACAAGAAAGTGATGATATAGCGGATACAAATAGCCCTTACTACCCACATACTCTACGTTCAAGAGTAGTTTCAAGATTAATGGAATCGAAAAAATGCACTAATGATCCCCTTTTTTCTTTATCCGAAAGTTGTCCACATGGATTTAGAAAGATGTGTATTCATAATACAAGTCATTGTATTTTTCCTTCTACAATTGAAGAATTTAATAGAAATCAAATTGTTAGAGACTACAAAGATGATATCGACCATATAACCATTATTAATATAGAAAGGGTCGCCTAAACATAACATTCATTCATACATAAATAAATTCCGGAATATCCAATCATTGTCCATGGACATAGCTTTTTTCCACACATATAGCAATGTAGATTCGCATATTCACTTATTTCTAATATAAGTTCTTTAGGTAAATCCATATCAAAAAAAATATAAAAAGAATCGAACTTACATTACATAATGAATATTCTAAGAAATTGTCTTAATAATGTAACAACATCAAGTCTACAAGCACCTCCCCAAAAATCGATTGTAATTGCTGGTGGTGGACTGTCAGGACTAGCCCTTGCATTGGCTCTCATATCGTCAGGAATAGAAGACATTCTTGTTATTGAGAAAGCACACGCTTTACGGACAAAGTCTCAGGGTGCAATACGTCTCAGTAAAGAAGGACTTAATAATCTCGGTAAAATTTATCCATCACTTCCCGAAACACTACGTTCAGTAGGCGCTCACTTTGAAAAGTCAATCGTGAAGGAAGCGTTGTCTGACGGGACTGTTACGTCTATTCGCGGGGCTGATCTAAATCAAGGTATTGGCGTTCTTGTCGCGTGGGCAGACATACAGAATACACTTGCAAATGCTATTCGCGAGGTTTCAAATAATGAGTCTTGGCTTAGATGCGGTTCTGGTATAAAGAGTTACAAGGAGAAAGCGGATAGGGTTGAGGTGAAATTGTATGACGATTCCATCATAACTACATCCTTATTAGTTGGAGGTGATGGTGCATTTTCCACAGTTCGTCGTCATATTAAGGCTCCATGGTTAGATAGACCACGTTCTTTTTCGCAAACTAATTGGAATGCTATAATTTCACGAGAATCTGTCCCCAGTGTCCATCGTGTCCCAGAAAGAACAACGGTTGCTATTTCATACGTTTTATCTGGTGCCCGAAGTTCTGTACTAAACGTTGATATTGGTAGAAATAGAACTTTTTGGCAATTGCGTATAACTGATGAGAAGATCGCAAAGGCAGTTGATTCAACAGGTAGAGGGGGGGCTGGGCTCGTAGGTGTAAAACAACGTATTCTGGACATAATTGATCAAGCCTCTCAAGACACACCTTCTGCTGATTTCGGAGAACTAATAGCGCTTGTGATGGCGACTGATAATAATATATTCGAGCGTCGAATCTTGGATAGAAAGCCACTAAAACGGTGGTCTAGTCCAAGACGCCGGATTGTGCTTATGGGTGATGCTGCCCATGCAATGCATCCTGCTCCTGGTCAAGGTGCAAATTCGGCTTTTGCTGATGTTGTAGCACTTGCCACTGTATTGAAAAAGGGAGATCTTAAAAATCCTGCTAAATCGGTGAAAGAATATGAGAATGAACGTGTTACTTTGGCGAATCAGATCCAGGCTTTTTCACGTATCAAAGGGTTGAAACAGGCTTTGGGTGAATCCAATGAAAATAAAATATAAAAAGAATCAAACTTACATTACATAATGAACATTCTAAAATTTTTATTCCCCCTAAACATTTATCTGTTCTATCGTTTTGAATTATTTAACTATATTTATCAACTTATATCGCAAAGTTGTCTTAATGATGTAATGACATCAAGTATACAGATAGAACCCCAAACATCTGTTTTAATTGCTGGCGGCGGATTGTCTGGACTTGCCCTTGCCTTGGCTCTCAAATCGTCGGGAATAGAAGATGTTATTGTTATTGAGAGAGCACCTGCCTTACGTACTAAATCACAAGGTGCTATACGTATCAGTACAGAAGGACTCGCAAGTCTTGGGGTAATTTATCCATCACTTCCAGACACACTGCGCTCATTAGGGGCTATTCGGGATTCGGGTGTCATCCGGAAGGAAGTACTGTCTAATGGAACGGTTACATTTGACTATATTGACGATCCACATAATGGTACAGGGGTTTCTATTGCATGGGCAGACATACAAAATACTCTCGCAAATGCTATTCGTAATGTTTCGGGTGACGAGTCTTGGCTTAGATGTGGTTCGGGTATTAAAAGTTACAATGAGAAAGCAGACAGAATTGAAGTTAAATTAGATGACGGCTCAATCATAACCACATCTTTGTTGGTCGGGGCGGATGGCACTTTTTCCACAGTTCGTCGTCAGATTAAGACTCCGTTGTTTGATCTGACACGTTCGTATTCGCAAACCAATTGGAATGCAATTATTCCAAGATATTCTGTCCCAGAGATTTACATTGTTCCAGAAAGAACATTTATTGGAATTATATATGTTTTATCCGGCGCACAGGCTACCCTTTACAATATTGATATTGGCAAAAATAGAACTTTCTGGCAATTACGCATAACAGATGAGAAGATTGCAAAGGCAGTTGATTCAACAGGTAGAGGGGGAGCTGGGCTCGTGGGTGTAAAACAACGTATCCTAGACATAATTGAGAAAGCCTCTCAAGACACACCTTTCGCTGATTTCAGTGAATTACGTTCCCTGGTAATGGCAACAGATAGTAATATTATTTTCGAAAGGCGAATGATTGATAGAAAGCCACTAAAACGTTGGTCGAGCCGTCGGAGAAGAGTTGTGCTTATGGGCGATGCGGCACATGCAATGCATCCAGCTCCGGGTCAAGGTGCAAATACCGCTTTTGCAGATGTAGTTTCACTTGCCACATCATTGAAAAAGGGTGATTTAAAGAATCCCGCGAATTCTGTCAAACAATATGAGAATGAGCGTATAATAGTAGCGAATAAAATTCAGGCGCGCTCACGAATTTGGGGATTGAACCAAGCTGTAGGAATACATTTACCAATATGGAAGCAGATTATACCACCAAATAAGTAATAAAAGAAATATAACCTATATAACACAATAAGAATGTCTTTAAGGTTACCTGCTTCAGATACTTATGAAGAAAGAAAGAGACGTAACACAATTTGCTTTAAACCTGACTATAGTCCTGCAGATTTAAGGGTACAAGTTGGATATGGAGTATGGTCGCGTTTTGCATATTCAATTAAGGAAAATGATGTGATTCTTGTACCAGCCTTATTTCTTAATATTTTTAAAGACATTCGGAATGCTTATAACGAGTTGATGGATGAAATGAATTACGATGATTTTTGTGCGTGGCATGGCAATAAGGAATTGGATGGAACACATTGGATAATGAATGATAGAGCAAAATGTAAGGACAGAAGTCAATTATTTCACAAAGTAATAGATAGAATCGCAAATTACTTTAATATGGATATACATGCTACACGATTCAATCTCTACGAGAAAGGGGATGAATGGAAACCATATCATTTTGATGCAGCCGCATTGGATCCAGAAAAAGCAAAAAAACAGAATATTACAATTGGAGTATCTTTTGGAGCAGAAAGAAGTATAGCATTTCAACATGCTAAAACTGGAACAAGAACTGAGTTTGTGTTACAAAATTCAATGTGTTACGGTTTCGGCAGAAAAATAAATACGACTTGGAGACACGGTATACCACCAAAAATGAATGAAACTCATGGAAGAATAAGTATTATTTGTTGGGGATTTTGTAATCAAAACGAATAGTATTAAAGTTAATGAAAGTAGCACTTGGTTTTTTTGGTATAACAAGAAGTCTTAAATTTACAATTGAAACAATAAGAGAGAATGTTATAAATCCTTTAAAGAAATTAGGATATGATGTAAAAATATTTATACATACTTACAAATTAGATACTTATAAAAATATCCGAACAAAGGAAGCATCAGATAATATCGATAATGATGAGTATAAATTACTTAATCCAGACGAATTTATAATAGATAATCAGGATGAAGTAAAAGAAAGGTTGAATATGCAACAATACAGAACACATCGAGATCCTTGGAATACAAAATACAATTCCGTAGATAATTTTATACTTGGTCAATATTCAAAACTTAGATTAACTGAATTGATAAAAAATACGAAAGATGAATTTGAATATATTCTATTTTTGAGACCAGATGTCAAATATCTGAATAAAATAACCAAATTATTCTTGGACAAAGTAAATATTAACACAATATGTATACCTAACTTTTCTCTATATTGTAAGTGTAAAGGCTTTCCAATGTTTAATGACCGATTTGCTATAACAAACAAATATACTTATAAAATATATGGAGAAGTTTTTCATAAATTATTAGAAATTAGCAAGGATAATCCACTTCATTCAGAGACAATCTTAACAAAATATCTAACAAATAATGGTATAGAATATGAATATATCCCATTCATCTTTCAGAGAATAAGAATAGATGGTTCTATTGAACCCTTTGATAAAAAGTTAAAATCTAGAAAAATGAATAGTATATTCACTGATTAAAAATAAGAGATATGCCAGTTTTAGTATTTGATTGTGAAACTACTGGACTACCTATTGAAAAAAAGGATAAAAAATTAAAATATACACCTGAAAGATATCATCACCCTATAAAAACCAAATATTATGATACTTCCAGATTAGTTGAGTTAGGATTTGGATCTATTTCTAAAGTAGGTGATAATTGGATATCTACAGATGCTAAGTCAATGATTGTATATCCTGACAATTTTGAAATTAAGAATTCTGAAATACATGGTATCGAACATCAGGTTGCTTTGGAATCAGGTAAGCCATTCAAAGATGTTATTAAACAGCTTGAAAAAGAATTAGATGGTGTGAATAAAATTCTTGCATACAATGCTCAATTCGATATCAATGTATTATTATCGGAGGCATATAGATATGGTTGTACAGAATTCATTGAAAAATTCAATAAAAAGGAATTCATCTGCGTAATGGAACTTGCGAAAAAAAAACTAAAGGGTCCTTATAAGTATCAAAAATACAAGCTTGAAAATGTATATAATACTCTGTTTGGAACTAAAAATGTTCAAAAACATCGTGCAGGTGAAGATGTAGAAATGTGTTCAAAAGTATTTATAAAATTGGACTCTATGTAATATTATCAGAAGTTACGGTACCTTCTTCATAAAGAATCTGGTCGTCTGATTGTTCATCAGATTGTTCACCCTTTTTTTTGTCTTTATACCAATAATGTCCAAGACGAATCTTCCTTAACCCCATAATATATGGCAAAGTAGACCAGTCTCGAATCATGCCATATACCAAAACATAGGCTATAATTTCACCCAAATGTTTCGAAGATTGAAATGATAATGCAGTAATAGCAAGAGAAATACCTGGGCTACGTCTGGTAGTAACTAATACAACCGCATCTCTGTTTTTGGGCTCTAAATTACATAGAGGAAAATGAGCAAATAATAATTGACTAAAAATCATAAGTAACATAGAACCATAGAATGTATAGGGATTACTTGATGTCATAGGCTCAATATACGTTTTGCTAGCAAAATAGAATCCAATTGCGGTTAACATAAGAAGAATAGCTGCTTTTATAAGATATCCCCCAAGTTTTTTAACAAAACTATCACTAAATTTTTGACGAATTTTATATCCAATACCAATTAGAATCATTACATAACTCATTAAAAGAAACATTCGACCATATGGAAGGCTAATTTTTTCATTATCATCAATTTTTACAAGAATAGAATAGGATTGTACCAACGCGGTAAAGATTAGTGGAGTGAATATTATACTTTGAGTTAGAGAACCCATTGATAGTGCGAGCGCAAGCGGCACGTTCGCGTCTACAGTGTAAGCAGTTACACTTGCTGCTGCTGTTGCAGGTGTAACTGTTAATATGAACATACCATATACTTGTGTAATTGGAGGACGGAATGCTAATACAATAAGAAATGTAATTATTGGATCAAGTATATATTGATGAGAGAAAACATTCAGAAATAATTTTGGATACCTTATATCTATATCTTCATACTTTATAGTTGTACCCATTTTAATGAGTATAGTTGTTAAACCTGCAATAAGACATGACGAAAAGATTAGCATTAAGTTAACCATCTCCTCTACAATATTAATTCAGAAGCTAACCTTATTAAATAATTCCTATATTTAACATTTACAAGGTGCTGATTTACATGGAGCACATCCTATGAATCTTTCAGAATCATTCTCTCTTAATGGAGTTTCTGTTATTTTTATTCCACAATATGGTTTTGGTGATTTACCGTAATTAACAGAAGAATATAACTTCCATTTTTCTGCATGAGCAAGAATAAATCTGAAATTATCCCAGAATTCTTCATTATGTCCAACAGATATAGTCATTATATGAGCAAGTTCATGTAAAGCAACAAACAAGATAGTATTTATATCTGCTAATTTTTCGTTAGTATTTCTTCCTCTTATACAAAGTACAATTCTTTCACCTTTATTTAAACTATAACTTGTTTGTCCACTTTTAGGCAAAGCTTCACGAATTTCATGGTTTTTGAATCTTTTTACTAGTAAGTTGACTCTTTCATCTTCCTTGCCATATTTTTTAACAAATTTATCAACTAATTTCTGTAACCGTGTACTTACTTCAGCCAATAAGTCTGCTGCTGCCTGCTTGTTCTTTAAATTTCTAACAACATATGTTTTATTATTAACTTTAGATTGTACATACACAAGTTTTGGATTATACCAGGAATAAAATATGTAAGCACATATTGATAATATTGCAATCGTATATAATATCTCGTACATGAAATATACAAATATTATAAGTTATATCTACTTCTTTATTCTACAGTGACGTGTCTTATCATTATATACACATTGGTCCGAATCTTCAGACTTTAGTTTTGTTCTAACACACCTTTTCATCTTATATACCTTTTTGTCTAATAACTTACAATAAGGCTTTACATTATTCTCTTCAGTTTCCTTCTTTTCAGTCTTTTTCTCTTCAGTTTCCTTCTTTTCAGTCTTTTTCTCTTCAGTCTCCTTCTTTTCAGTCTTTTTCTCTTCAGTCTTTTTCTCTTCTGAAATATGAAGACTACTTGATTGTTTTGTTTGATACTCTCCAACACAATTTCCTCCAATTTTTTCTAAAAATTCAGTAGATATATCCTCCGATGATATCCCAAATTGTTGAATTCCATTTTTCATTAAAAATATAGGATATATCTGACGATCAATAACATAGAATAATAAGTAAAATTTAGGGGTTTTACTCTCTGACCAAATAGTTACTTTACCTTGATTGTCTAATATAGTAACACAAGACTCCGTTTTGTTTGATATTTCTGCCCAATCTCCCTTATTTTGAAGCTCAATTAGAATATCTGACATAGAAATGTGTACTACTTTGTCAATCCATGCATAATTATCATAATCTGCATATCTAAAATCTTTATGCAATATTTTTTGCCATGTTTTTGAGAGTTTTAAACCAATATTACTAATAGAATATAACTTGCTATCAGTTAAAATATCTAAATTATCTGGATTATAATATGGTATATATTTGGCATAAGTACTCTGTCTCTTCTGATTTTTAATATAGTAATCCTTACTTTCGTTGTCAGTAAACGTTTTAGTATCTGAAGTAGTTTTATTATCTTCTAAATCTAATAAAAATTGAGGTTTTCGCCCAGTTTTAATATCATTCCTTCTAACATAATTATAATCATATTCTTTAAGAAGAATTGTTAAATAGTGATTACTGATTTCATCATTAACTAGAGACTCAGAGTGTTTTTTTATAATATCTTTTGAAATTTCTACATTTTTATCATCAATTTTTGTTTTTGAGTTCTTAATGTTAATTGCGATATTCATACAAAATTTGTTATATCCTTCCCAAAAATTGTTGAAATCATTTATATAATTTGCTCTTTCATCAACAATATCTTCATCTTTATCACATTCATATGTAGGACGAGTACTTCTCTTAAGATCACGAGTATTACCAGATATTGGAGATGGTTTTACGGGTACAATATTATTCGTCTCTAATATAATTCCATTAATTTTGTTAGTTTTTAAGTCAACAATATACTCAAGAGGTTTAGTACGCATTTTATTATTGCTTAACCATTCATAAAATCTACACGATAGTGTAAAATCTCCAATGTTAGAACAAGGTATTCTCTCAAGAATATCAAGATGTAATATAATAGAACGTGATTGAATTGGAATATAAAAATTTTTTTGTTCATATTCAACGATCAACCCAGTTGATTGGTATTTAAAATTAATAACTTGCGCTTTTGGTTTTAGTTTTAATAATTCCAAAATATTTTTAGCAGATAGTTCTTTTTGTGATTGTGATAGGTAGGGAAGATTAGATGTATATGGGAGAGGATATAATTTATATCTATTTTTCCTTAGATAACTGACATATTTATCTTGTAGAGTAGTTCCACAATGTTGTCTTAATGGTGCAATACTATTCCAAGCAGAATCAGTATTAGAAGTTGTTGGAAATGAATCAAATAACATTTGAGGAGATTTTAGTTTTTTGTCAGACGGTTTAATCTTTGCACAAGGTTCATAAAAATATCTCCCGTCAAACATTGTCGAAAAAACAAAAAAGGCAGTTTTATTAGTTACAAATTCTTCAGTATAGTGATAATAGAATGGATTTCCATTTGGAGGACATATATATTCTGCGGTATTTCCTGTCTGTTTGTCTGTTTTGAACAAATATAAATTTAATCCATATTCCCATAGTACTCCTGGATAACACATAATCGGCCACATTATATTGTGATCATGATCAATCGTTTTGTCATTCATGAAGTCACAAAAATTTGAATATGAATTAAATATATTACGCATATGTTTGTCAGAAAAACTATCGTTTATTGTCTGATCACGGAACCAGACCTTATAATTTGATTCATCCGTATCATTATCCCTTTTTGCTGAAAATAATTGTATTAATGATCCTTCGCATGTTCTTACGAATTGTTTAACATCTCTCAAATTTTGAATCATTGTGTCTATAATAATCTGTTCGTTTTTACCATATAAAATACTGATCGCCTTTATAAATGAATCATCAAAGGATTTTTCATAAATACCATATCTTAAAACGAAGGGTTCTCCTGATTTTGGTAATGGACCTTTTGAAATATCACTTCTATTTCCAAACATGTTATGCATAAGATCAGGTAAATCTCCAAGTCTACCAAATTCTATATTAAATCTATCTTTGCTCAGAATATATGATGACATATCTGGCGCTTTTTTTGGATTTGTTGGTTGATCTCTGATTCTTCTACATGGCCATACTGAAAGATTATATTTCGCAGGACCTAGTTTTATTTTATTTCCAGTAAATTTAGAATCATTGCGTATTGTATAGTTGTTACTTTTACATTTTGGACATTCTTCATTTTTACCAAGTTCATCAATCCGAATTGGTAACATACATCCTACACATATACATTCACATGACAAATACCATACATTTCTATGTTCTAACCAATCTAATATACGTGGTCTATCCTTTATTTCTGGGTGACCATCATCTACATAATCCTTTAGTATTTCAAGTAATTTATCATGCTCAGCATGATTGAACGCGATTGGATGTGATTGTGTAGGTGCACATGATGTACTGTACTCCACTTTTCCATCCTTTCTATTTACTTTTTTTCCAGTTTCACTAAATTTCATATTAAATAATTCTGGATCATAGAATTTGAGTCTTTCCGAACGATATGTTCTGATATTTCCTGCCTTCGTTTTTTTTGGATTCCATCCAGCTGGAGGAAGACCAAAGCGTATTCTTTTAAAATCTTTTTGTGGTTCTTTTGGAAGTTTAGTACTTGATAATTTATACCATGAATTATCTTCTTTAGTTTCATTTTCTGTATTATCTTCAGATTCAGACTCTGAAGATGATTCATCAATTACGTTATTATCTAAATTATCATCTTCATCTGAATCAGAGTCTGAATCACTATCTGAATCATTTACATTTGCAATAAGAGCATCTATATCTTCATCAGAATCAGAATCGGAGTCTGAATCATCATCTGTAGATTTTTTTGAAACAGAATCTCCAATTCTGTGTATATAAAACATTTTTCTAAGAATATTAACAGCATAATCTATTTCTTCTGGATTCTTTCCAGTATGTATTATTTTAATATATTCTGAATCATATGTTATTTTTATACTATATCCTAAAGCAGATTCATCTATTACTTTAGTATCATTGTTCGAATTTCTTATCAATTTATCATTCACTAATATATTTAATTCTTCATCCGCCTCATCATCTGATATCATAAACAATATGCCTACTCTTTTAGCCGTCTTTTTCTCGTCTCTATTATACAAATTATATAATTCATCTACTATATTAACTTTATTCGTCAGATAATCAGTTACTTTTATAAAACGTAGTTTTCCTTCTAAAGAAATAGAAAAATAAGGTACATATCTCCCAAATTCTTGGATCAATGACGGTTTTAAATTCACATTTTTCTTTATAAGAGTTTTAGAATTAATCAGTCTGTACTTGAGATTTTCATATTTAAGAGGAGTTATATTGTTATCAATAATTCTATTAATTGGTACAATTATCCACTCCAAAACCTTCTCATAAATCTTTTTCCAATTATCAGTAGTTATATCTCCACTACATCTAAGAGATATACTAGAATTGTTATATATAGTCAATTGTACTGTAGAAAATTCATACATAAACTTTATTTGTAAGTTCTTCTCTTTAACATCTTCTTTCTGCCATTTTTTCCAAAATTTAGTATCTAATTCATTTATAATAGCTGGTTTATATACTTTAGTCTTTGAATTGCTTTTTGTACCGAGTTTTATTAGCGGAACATTATTATTTAGAGGAAAATGTTTGAAAATTTTATTTATATCTAATCCAACCCCCTTATTTTCCTTAGAAAGTACTAAATCAACAAATATCATTGTATGTCTGAATCTCTTTATAGGTAGTGTTTTTTTGGGTAATTTTGTGTTTTCGACATCTTTAATAAAGTTTGTATGTTCTATTATGTTATCTATTTGAGATTTTTCCATCTTATCATTTGATGAATTGGCATTTATCCATGATTCAACCCATTTAGCAGTATCTTTTCCTTGATTCACTCTTTTTTTTAACTGGGATCTTATCGTAAAATGAATCTCATTCGATTTATTCAAATAGTTATAGATTAAATTATTCTCATATTTGTTATCAGATAATTCAGATTTTTTTCCATTTTTTATGAAGGGAGATTCGGTGGTATTTACCCATAAATACAACTGATTTGTGTTAATTGATAATTTTAAATCAAATTGGCAGACATATACACAAATTTTCTTCTTAACTTGTGAAATTGTGTCGAATTTACTGATTTTACTATCAATATGTGTATATTCCTTTTTTAAATTGGTATTCTTTGATGTAAAAAGGTATTGATTTTCTCTATCATTCGACTCATTATATGTAACAATAAAGTCTTCCATTCCTATGTTAATGTAATATTTAAATATTCTATATAATTATGACTAATCCACATGGAAATATTATAGATGCCTTAGAGAGGGCGTTTACTGATGTTTCTCCCACTATAGTTAATGAAAACAGTCAATTTGTTATAGCAACATATTGGTGGGGTAGAGATAGGAATAACAATAACACTGCGAAGTATTGCCATTCTATTTTTGAGGAGTTCTGTACTCAAATTGTTAAAAATTTCACTAATATTTACAACGGTAATATTCTTCAGGATCATTCACTATTGGATACACTTGATGAACCAATACCCTATATTTTTATTGAAAAGTATATAAATCCGATCTGTGATAAGTACTCAGTGGTATTTTTTAATACACTTAAAAATGATATTATTGAAGAAATAAATTCTAAAAGATTAGAAGCTTCTATTAAAAGTGAAGAATCACGCATTGAGTCAATACACAAATTCTTAACAGAGTTAAAACAGCAAATAATAAGCTCTATTGAGAATAAATCCTCAAATTTAGATAATCTTCTTTATAATACCTACGTTTATGAGAACAAATTTAGTTTTTTGAAGCTTATATTTGATAATTCGACTGAGTCAAAAAAACGTATTAAAAATATATTGAAGATAATCTCAATTCTTATCTACAAACAGGTAAAAGAAGAATTATCAGAGTATACTATACTCCTGATTGCAAAAAATATTTTACAGAACAAAACAAATCATCTTTTAAGAGATGGAATGAGAGAGGAAAATATGATTAAGCTTATTACAAATATGGCGAATAGGAAAAAAGAGATTAAGAAGTATATTAAGGCAAGCTTTAAGCTAAAATCAACGAATACTCTTTACGATTTAAATCAAGATGAACAAAGCGTATTTTATAGTATTCTAACCGGTAACTCGGGTTTGAGCGGAGAGGATATTTCTATATTAAGAAATGATAACAAAGAATCACTAAATATATATGATATTTTAAATAAATTTTTTCAGTGGAAATTACCAATAAAATATGATGAAATGATAACAAAATGGGAAAAGGAATGTGAATATAATAACTGTAATTATCTTGCTCTGGAAGTACCTGAATTTGCAATGCCTGGTGGATATCAATTAGCAATCAATGCAAAACCATATTTTATACAAAAAGCTTTGTCAGTATGTTCTGGCAGAGGTGTCGTATATATAGATGGTGATATGTATATTCGAAAATATCCAAATATTTTTGATACTCAAAACGTTGATTTCATGGCTAGAGGTTGGTGGTTTGATCCAAGATCAAGTTGTAGATGTTTAGAGAGTGTTATGGTAGATCCTTATATTTTTGAAACATCCGGTGGGATTATGTTTTTCGCAGATACAAAACAATCAAAAAAATTACTAAATTATTGGATATCAGATACTCAAGCGCCAAGAAATGAAGGCAAAGCAGATGACAGAATACTTTCTCTAACATTTAATGCTAGAAAAATGTTATTAGAAATGTCTACTATTCAATTACCAATAGAATATTTATGGCTTACTTTAGATTATTCTCCAAGAGCATTAGAGCAATTATATGATTGGGATTTTGTTGAATGTAAAAGTACTATTATGATAGAACATCCAGAGTGTTTGACAACAGAAGACACAGCTACCGGAGCAGGTGCATCAAACGATCGTCAACCAAAATATTATGATTTTATTGAAGATTTAACACCAATTTCAGAACTTTTACACGAAGATGTTCTTCTTCAAGATGATACTATGACAGATGAATTCAAACCATATCTTAATTATATGAAACATGAATGTTACTATATAAATGATATGGATTATCCGGATAAAAATCCATTTGTTGATAATGGATTAATAAGACCATCGGGATATGGTAGTATTGAATCTAAAATTCATAATAAAAAACCGTTTACAGTTATTAGTAAAAAAGATACATATAAGGGGGAATTTGAATATAACGGAGAAACAAAAGAGATTTCACAAATTCAAAATACAAATACAGAACTTATAGAAAAAATTGAAGAGAATATACGTTCGAGTGGTCAAGAAGAGTCTAAATTTGATAATGACTCAAATGATGTTATTCATCTCAGTTCCGATCATATAGAAGACAATGTACTAATCAACGAGCCTCTAAAAAGAAACCTAATACCCAGAATTATAGCACATTTAAAAGAAAATAAGAATGTTATTTGGTATCCTTCTGGTTTAGATTTTAGTAGTGTTTCTATGGATGAAAATACCGGTTTTGACTTTGCCTTCACCCCAATCTATAAAGATATTTATGAAACTATTGCAGATCATTACAAAGTAGCTATTGATTTAAAACACCCAATTATGTTTCTTCGTCCATATAAGGGAATACAAGGAAAAGGTAGTTTAGAAGAGACATCATTTATTAAAAATAGTGTTCTTATCAAATTTTTGATGATGCATGAAAACTTAGAGCAACTTTCAAATACTTTATATAATGGTTCATATCAATTTATATCGAGACTTCGGATAAAATTCATTAAAGGTGTAGAACTACCGGAAGCGGAACGAAGACATACAATATCTAACTTAAGACCTTGGCATTTACCACCCAATTCAGTGGAAGAAAGAATATTTGAACAAGAAAGGGGAACAGAACAGATTCAAATGCCAATAGGAACAATGATACCGGATGGTAATCCAGTAAATGAAATGAGAACTATAATGGAGAGCAGATATTTAGATGACCAAGAATTGGATGAACAAGAATTGGATGACCAAGAATTGGATGATCTTGCCGATGAAGAGGTTGCAAGAGCTACAGAATTAGGACGCAGTATAACTGAACCTCCGCCGCCGCCCTCGACTACTGGCGCGGTAGAGAACTTCGAGGACGAGGATGATGATCAGACCTTCGAAGAATTAGGTAGTAGAAGTGGTTTAGTTGGAGGTAGAACTCCATCCCCTATGAATAGTCCATTAACTATAAGCCGTTCAAAAACTCCAGAATTCCGTTCAAAAACTCCAGAATTAAGAAGAGATAATTTCGTATTGAAAATTAAACAGTATATAAATGATATTGAAATGAAGAATATTATCGAGGAAGCATTTGATATTTATACTGAAAGAAAAGAAAATGAAATTTCAAGAATAGAAGCTCAAGAGTCAGAACTTCCACAAAAATGAGTATATATTTAGATAAATTTATAAAAGTAAGTAATTTTATGAGTACTATTAACTTTATTCATATTGCTAAAAACGCAGGAAGTTCTATTGAGAAATATTGTAATAAAAACAAGAGAATTCGATATCATGGTCACGATGCAAAAGTTAGCTGTCTTGAAAATCAAATGATTATTATTCGAGATCCATACTCGAGATTTTGTTCTGCAGTAAGATATGCGATAAAAAATTATCCGGATTCACAAAAGATTAGAAAAATTATTAATGCTGGTCTAATAACACCAAATCATTGGGCAGAAGCATGGGCTAACGAATCACATACTCATCATAATTTGATTATGAATGAGATTAAAAATCATGAACATAAAATAGACTCTGTTAAGATACCACTTAAGTGGACATATATACCACAACATTATTGGATAAATGAGAGTAAACTACGCTATGTCGTTCCATTTGATGATATAAATTCATATCTACTCTATCGCTTTGATTTGAAAGTTCCGGTAATTAATAAATCAAAATATAAAAAGGATAAGCAAATAGATGATTTGTCTGATAAATCGAAAAAATTCTTAAAGGAAATATACAAAAAGGATTTTGAATTTATTGAAAAATATTCTAACTTTCAAGTATCTACTTGGTATCTTAATTCTAAGCATTGAAGACATCAGCTAAAGCAGGATTCGGATTATTTATAATTGGAATCGTGACACCACTTCCATCCGTAGTCGTATCCCCTGTAAAGTCAAAAGAATATTTAATTTCCCAATAGTTTTTTGGTGGAATTAATATATCTAAAAATTTTTTCCAAGCATCACTTTCATTTTTTTCAATAAACAGATTATATCCATTATTTTCATATAAAAATCTAAGAAATGTACAGCCAAACCTTGTAAAACGAATTGTATTAAATAACTCAGAATCAATCACTATATCTGTAATATCTACAATGATTGCTTTATTTATTTTTTTGAAATCTTTACTATGACGATTTATAATAGCCTCAAAATATTTCCATCGCAAAGCACATAGTTTTGGTACTACAAAACAGTGTTCCGCAATAATAACTAATATAAAATTCTTATTTATAACACTACCAATAGTATAAATATAATCCGAATTAACATATATTTCTTGTTTATGTGCCTCATATAAATGGAAAACATGTATATCATAGTTTTTAACAAATTTTTTTAGTTTATCATTGAATATCGGATCCATAGATGATATTATATATTAATACTTAATTGCTTCTATTCTCTAATAGTTTTGACTTCATAAGCTGCATTATGTGAAATTCCCATACATGACAATTAGGATATTCATTCGTTTCATTCGTTTCATTTGATTTATTGTTTGAAAAGCAACATTGTGTCTCTCTTTTTCTCTCAAAAAAACCTTCGTTTACAGGTAAATGTACGAACATTCTACATTTATTAAGAGATATATCCTTAAGTAGATATATATCTTATAGCCTATAATAATATATACTAATAAAGATTATTAAGTAAATCTTTATTAACAAACTATAAACAATGATGCGTATCTTACACTTATTATTTGTGTCGACTTTGGCGTATAAGTTAAAAATTCATCCTTTAGAGAATAAAATAGCTTATGTTACAGGAATTAATTACATTGAGAATCTTGACAAACCAACATTGGATTGTTTAAGAGAAGATTTTAAGAAACATCCATTGCTAATATTTAAGAATTGTAGGAATATATCTCCTCAAAAATTTATTGACTTTTCAAAAGAGTTTGATTTAGATGCTGATTTAGATGCTTTGAAGTCACCATTAGAATATCAGCACCAAATGTTACAACCGTTTGACCAATTTCCAGATTGTAAACATGTAGCACCAAGAGGTTCAATTAACCTGAAAAATTACTACAATATAAAGGATATTGATGTTCAGCCATATGAGCCATTTAAAACGGATTACATATGGCATACAGACATATTGGGTCATGATTATAAATTGCCTAATGTAATAACCGCATTTTACATTGTAGAACAACCATTAATTGGAGGTGATACCGATTTCATTTCAGGTGAAAGAGTGTATGAATGTCTAAATGATGAAGAGAAACTTGCATCTGAGAATATTTTAATAGAAATTAACCGTAGAAAATTTGTAACTGGAACAATGAAACAAGATTACGCAGGAGTTAATAGACTTGAATCACATTTAGAAATGGAAGAAGGAACAAATGAGGTTCCAATACTTTTTGCTCCAGATGATTCAGGTACGGAATCTCCGAGAATATTACTTTTGCCTACATTCTTTGAAAGAGTTAGCGGATGGACAGTTTCTAATTCAAGAAAGTGGATGAAGAAGTTTATGACTGAAAAAGTTCTTCCACATAGAATTAGTATTCAATGGCAGAAAGATGATTTAGCTATTTTCAATAACAGACGATGGATTCATTCGAGTACTCCTGCAAATGAATATATCAAAAATGAAAATGGTCCTACAAGATTCTTGATGCAAACATTTATACCAACTAAACGACCATTTAGAGCAATTACCCCTAATGCAAAAAATGCGTATGCTTGTTATAATACAAAATGGATTAATGAACAAGAAGTCTCTATTATTTCTGCTCATAATGCGATTAATTTTGCAAATAGTATTATCAAAAATGGTGCAAATACATTAGATAATACATATGAATATAGAGTCAAGCCAAATTCAACCTTATTTTAAACAACTACAAATTGTAAAAAATGTAGTTTTCTTATCAGATATAACAGTTAACTTCTGAATAAGTTCAATCGCAGATAACCTCTTGTCTGGATCACCGCATAACATGTTTTCTTTTATAAGAGTTCTTATTTCGTGATTACATTTCTTCCATACCATTGGAGTTTCAGGTACATGCCGTGTAACTTCAAACATCTCATATAATAGAACACCAAATGAATATATATCAACCTTATTATCATATGCCATATTAGAGTTGTATGTTTCTGGTGCTCTATAACGAATTGTTCCCACATCCGCTGTTAATTCTGGTTCCATGTTTATTATATCAATTCCACTAAACGAATTTTTTCTTTCTAAACTATATAATTTAGAAATACCAAAATCTGTAATCTTGGCTCTATATGATGGTGTTAAAAGAATGTTTGTTGGCTTTATGTCTCGATGTATTAATGACTGTGGGCGTCTGTTGTGAAAATATGCTAATCCTTGTAAAACATCTTTCATTATTGAAAGTTTCTGTTTATATTTCAAATCCTTTATACGTTCTAATAAGTTACCATTTGGGATATATTCCATCACGATAATAAAGGGATCATTAATATATCCCAGAAATTGTACGATATTTGGATGATGTAATTTACTCATAATATCTATTTCACGTAGAATAAATTCTTTGTTTTCACATATTTCTTTGTTTATTTTTTTTGCCACTACTAATGTTTCTCTCCACTTTGCAAGATAGACTTTCGCAAAAGAACCTTCACCAAGAAGTTTATTTTCAAATATATACAATTCCCATGGGGCTATTTCCCAATCTGAAAAATTTGTATTTTTCAGACTGGAAAACTGTTTTGGAATGCCGTTATGTAAAGATGTATCAAGCATTAAATAATCTGTAATTTTATTTGGGTCTGATGATACAAACATTACTTAATACTGATATTTTCTATAAGTCCTCCATATTCACTAAAATTCATTAATTATTACAGTCAACCCTTTTTCTTCACTTAGCTCTATAAACTGTTTTAATCTGTTTTTAAGACCTCTTCCGCGCTTCATGCGCCATTCCAACTGTAATGCAGCTATTTTGTCACCAACTTCGACATGTGCTAGTAACCGCCATGGTCTATGAGAGCGTGTTCGCTTTGCACCAGAACATATCTCACCGTTATGTTGACGGAGTCGCCTATTCACATCGGTGGTCGCTCCAATATACGTGTGTCTCCCGGTTATTCCAATTAAAAGATAACAATGCCAAGTATTACAACTCATGTCGATTTATTAATAAATAACAAGCTATATTTTGTAATAATGAATAATACAACAGAATGTATAAGTATTATTGGAGCTGGTAGCTTTGGATCGGCAATGACACTTGTTTTAGCAAACTCTTCACCTAAAATTCATATAAAAATATGGGCTCGGCGTCAAGAAGTTACAAATGAAATCAACCAATCTCGTACTAACAAACAATATTTGCCAAAAAATTCCAGAAAATTTCCGAAAAATGTTGTTGCTACAAGTGATATTAAAGTAGCTTTGTCTGATAGTAACATTATTTTTATTGCTATTCCAGGAGAATTTATTGACAATCTGTTAAATGATGTAAACTTTAACGAAAAAATAGTTGTAAGTCTTGTTAAAAGCATTAAAGTGAGTGATAGAGGAGATATTATCACAATATGTGAACTTATCAAAACTCGTTTTCCATACTCTAAAGTATGTGTTTTAACCGGACCAAATATGTATGATTCCTTAGCAAGAGGCGAATTTGCAGAAGCTACTATTGCTTCCGAATATTCCCAAGTTGGAACAATTGTAAGTAAATTATTCAATAGATCCTTCTTTAAAACAGATATAATAAGGGATAGAGTTGGTGCTGAGTTGGCTGGAGTTTTGAAGAATATAATCGCACTAGGAACTGGATTTATTGATGTATATTCCGGTTCAAATGCAAAAGCGGCACTTATACGAAGCGGCTTACATGAAATGTATCAGTTATCTCTTAAACTTCGTTATACTGTTTCATATGAAGCTTTTTTTGAAAGTGCATCTGGAATTGGTGATTTACTATTGACGACCCATTCAGGTCGAGGAATTTTACTATCTAAAACATATGCTGAAGAATATAACTTAAAATACTTCAAAGACTTAGAAGCTCCGGAACGATGGGAACTTCTTGAATCGCGTCTATTTGGAAATATGAAACTACCCGATTGGCATACAGCATATGGTGTTGGAAAATTACTTGAAATTCGCGGATGGTTTCTTGAATTTCCACTTTTATATAGAATTTATGAAATTGTATGGAAAGATATTCATCCTCAAAAAATTATGGAAGTATTATCTGTTATCAAACCAAAACCTATTAAAAGACAATATAGTTTGTTTACACCCTCTTGAAACAAAATATCTCAAGAGTATATGAAAAACAATATCATTCTTATTGTAGGTCAAAATAAATCCAATGGATTATTTGTAAACTCAATCAAATTATACTTATCAAGAAATGATATTACAGATATTATTTTAGTAACATGGGAAGATACAAATATTCAATTCGTAGAAAAATTAGATTCTATAAAAAAAGTATTAGTAAGTAATAAAAAATTTAGACTCTCTATAGAATATCAAAAATATTTATATGATATTGGATTAGAGTATATAAATAAAAATTATAAAGCAGATGATATTTACATACTAAAAACTAGAATGGATGTATTTGTAAGTAATCATCAATTGGACTATATATTTTCCCAAAGTTATAAAATAAATTCACACCAGTTTCAAATGAAAACTCTTTTCCCATATAAAATTTGGATTGCATGGTCACATATAACAAAACCCCTTTATATTGATGATGCCTTATTTTACTCACATATTTCTGTTATGAGAAATTTGTCTCCATATGTTGGTAATTTATTCGAAGACGAAGAAGAGCAAGGGCATTCTCATATAAGATGGTTTTTACTATTAGCAAGAGAATATAACTTGTATAAAGAACCTAACTCTTATAATCATTATGAAAAAATGAATTCTACTTTTGTTCTCAATGAAACTACTAAAGATATTTTAATAAAATATAGACAATGTATTAAAGACCATTTTATCATAAAAACATTGAAAGATGGAATTACATTTCGTAGATATAATAAGTTAAAATTCTATAGGAAACCATCCAATAAGATACAAGATATTATTAAAAAAAAAGCTATTTCAAATTTAAAGATTGTTTATAATGATGAAGATTTTTTCTCTGTAAATTTATAAGTTTAAACAAAAAAATGATGTATGTTTTGTTTAAAACTGAGTTTAAATACACCATTTAATGTACGATCAGTACAGGAACACGGAAGAAGGCACAAAACTGGTGTTTCAGGTTTCTATCTTACTCTTCAACGGGAAGGTTCTAAATATGAGTGGATTATATGCTATGAGAGGTATGTGGAAAGAATTTCTTGCAGATCCTGATAATGCCTTTATTGGGAATGGTAGGGTAAAAGACCAACCTTATCGGGTTTTCTGGCATAAGGATAATTATTATGATTGGGATGAATGTAAAAAACGTGGATTCGATATTACAAATACTGCAATATATTTAATATATTCAAGAGATTCTAGACAGAGAATGGTTCAATGTGCAAGAGATATCGTATGGAAAATACCAACAGAAAATGGGGGAATATTCATCCATTGTAACAAACAAATGATTGAAAAAAAAGATATATTGGCTGAGATTAGAAAAAGAAAAAGGCGTATTGCCGGTCTTATTGTTACAAGAAAAATCGGCACTCTTGGATTTGAAGTGGGATCGTACTTTTAGATATGTTTACAGATCAATATACTAAGTATAAAAATGATTTGTTTTTTATACTGAATTATAAAATAATATGAGTCGTGCACCCAAGACTAAAGGTGATGCATATGCTATACAAGGTTGTTGGACATTATTTTTGAAAGATACTCAAAATGATTTAAAAGAACCACACCAAGTTTTCTGGTATAAAGATGATTATTATAATTGGGATGAATGTAAAAAACGTGGAGCAAATATGGGGGCGTTTAGCATGCTTCATCGGCGTTCAATAATGTACCCAATAAGTAATGTTATAAGCAGATTACGCTTTCGTCGCCGTGTTCCTGGTTATTTAACCAGACTTGATTTGAAATGGATTATATCACAGGATTCAAATGAAAGTGTCTGGAAAGTACAAACAATATATGGTTCTACATTTATTCCCAGGAATAAAAAGAAGATTGAGAAAAAAGAAATATTAGCAGAGATTAGAAAAAGAAGAAGGCGTATTTTAGGTCTTATTGTTACAAGAAAAATTGGCACTCTTGGATTTAAAGTTGCCTCATATATCTAGCATTTCGATTTACATTTCTATTTACTTTTTTATACTTCGCTAACATCCATATTTGTCTCGTTAGTATTATCTTCTGTGCGTCTATTATTATTTCGGTAAAGTTCTATTAAATCAGTTTGTATATTTCGAACACTTGATTGTAATTCAGAAAATTTACGATTCAATTCTTGTAATTGATTTTCATAGTTCATAATCCGTTCGGGTATGGTCACTTCACCAGACGTAATAACCTCACCACTGTTGTCTTCGGCACTGTCTTCGGAACTATCTTCGACACCATCTTCTGTATTTACAGCTGTATTCTCTTCATTGCTTCTAATTTCACGTAAAACATCTAAACGACCTCCTTCCCAGCACATATTTATCAGCCACCCTATACCTCTTCTATCGACGATGGAATTTAAATCTCTTAAAATATCGCTATCATTTGTTTCGCTCACATTGGAGTCTGGACGGACTTCGGTGCGGACATGACGAGGTCTATACCATGAAATAGTTCCATTCCTTAGCTCTCGCCAGATTGCTTGCTGACCGATATGCCTTATCGCATTCCCATTTGGGAAAGTTTCAGGGATAGTACGTTGACGGTTATTGGGTGTTCTATAATGATACTCTGGAGTTTGCCTTGATCTTCTATAGATTTCATGACGATTATTGTCCGGCAGATCATCATGAGATCGCTCGAAAACCGCCCGCGAGCGGGCGGAAAGTTCTAGCTCGTGATCGATGCTGGATCGTAGGCGTCTGTTATCTTCATCTGTCCGACCACGTTCGGACATGTTGGCAGCTTCTCTTTCCACGCTTTGACTGTTAACTGGTCTAAAATGTCTTCGCAAGGCTTGAAAAGGCGCTTCCCGGGAAACAGCGGAAAGAGTGCAAATTTCTCTTACAATATTTTCGACTCTTGCCCGTCGAGCATATGTAGAGCCCTCCGAGGCGACCATCTGCATCATTTCATTTGCCCAATTATTATCAAGATTTTCATACCAAATCCAAGGTATACGCCCCGGCGGGTCCGGTCGATATTCTCGATATATAAAATGACCAGTCCCGTGCAAACGCTCCCCCGTTTGGTAAACTTGTTGTTCGTGAGATAGAGATCCCGAAATTACACGGTACACAGGTGCGGGGATGACGCTCGGGGCAATAGTCACATCATCAACCACAAGAGCCCGGAGTGCGAAGGGCTGCGGATCATCAAGAAAATAAATTTCCTTACAATTTAGTTCTTGTAGACGTCGAATTACAGAAGCACCCATTTCATACGGATTTATATTTCCTCCAATCCTTTGTACCGCGGTACGCACAAGTCGAGCAAGTCTATCAAGACTCCTATTCGTATTTCTGGATATATTGTTTCGAGTCCTGTAATTCCGCCTGGCGTCCCTCGACGAGATCTGCCGCTCCTCTACCATTATGTTATTTCGCAACACGAAGGACCTTCCCGCTCTATTGCGTGTTAATAAATTTTCAGCCATTTGTGGCAATTCCTCTCTTCCTTGTTGAGTTAACCAACCATTTATTTGATTCCGAAGCCCTATATTTGGAAATACATTTAAATCACGCAGATATGTTCCCGTTACCGGACTACGTTGTGAATTAATAAACCATTGATTAATCTTGTCTCTTTCATATGAATGTCCGTCAGCAGCTATAACCGGATCTTGCATTAAATCTAAACCGATAGGACACTTGAATTCATCTGGTAATTCCAGAGTATTTTCATCTGTTTCTTCAGTATTTAATGATGTAAGAGTTCTAGCTGCTTCAATTGCTCTTTGAGCTTCTTCGCGATCCGAGTTAACAACTTCTTCTATTGTATCATGTATTTCTTCGTCCATTGGATCATGTATTTGTTCGGTATTTATTTCATCGCTAATCATTTTTATGTACTCTCTCTCTACTAAATATTATCAAAATAGACTTAAATAATATTTATAGAAAAAAGAATCGTATTTTTTTTAGTTTCGAAACTTCTTTAGATGATAACGCTCCGGCATCTCGCCACAATTGCTCATCGTTTGAAATTTTGTTTCTTTTTGCTCTTTCTGCAACACTATCTTTAGAATCCTTCCTACCAAAAACCCACGGAAAAAATTTTTTTTCCGTCTTATCACGCTTTTCATATTCAAAATCCGATTTTAACCATCTTCCTGCTCTATAAAACCCCTGAGATTGCTTTTTCTTTGCTCTTCTTAAAGCTGCACCCTTTAAATCACTACCATCCCAAGCTCCACCGGAACGTTGCATATACGGTACATCCTCAATAGGTACTTCACCAGATTTTACCTTTCTTGGATCAACCGGAAAAAGATGTGTTGCTTGACCTTTCTCCATCGCTTCAACAAAAGAATTAAAAGAACGTGACTTATATGTTTTTCTATCGGTTTTCTTTGAAGCGGCTGCCTCTCTCTTTTTTATTGCAGCATACTCTTTTGGGTCAATACCATCTGGTACATAACCAGCATACAAGTGAACTACACTATTTTTAGATGTTTGTATATTAGAAAAAAACGCTGTTACAGAAGATATTAAAAGAAGATATTTCTTCATATATTAATATTATTAAACTTGGTGTTAAATATATAAATGGAGAATATGGAAATCGAATCCATGACCTCCCGCATGCAAAGCGGGCGCTCTGCCAACTGAGCTAATTCCCCTAAAAAATGTACCTCTGATGGGACTCGAACCCACAACCCCCGGATTAGAAGTCCGATGCTCTATCCATTGAGCCACAAAGGCAAACGACTACGGCAAGACTCGAACTTGCGCACGTAAAACGTAACGCCTAGATGATAAAACTAGCAGGGCGTCGCCTTAACCACTCGGCCACGTAGTCGAATGAAGAAAACTCCTATATTTTCTTAATATAATTCTATTATTAAGACCTTATATGACTTTTTGTTTTAAAAAGAGCTCCAGGTTTGAGTCGAACAAACGACCTTCTCATTACTAGTGAGGCGCTCTACCACTGAGCTACAGGAGCCGAATATTACTAATTACTGACGATTAGTAATATGACATATGGTAAAAAATTTAAGGATTCTAACGCATATTATATTTGTCTTATGAATAAAAAAATTATATTCATTAATGACTGGAAAGAAAGAATACGTTCTCAATTAGTAAATCTGGTTAGAAATAACGAATCAAATAATATAATTCCCAACAAGAAACGTAATTCTGTATACAAAAATGTACCATTACATGGATTTTTTCAAATTGAAAAGGAAGAAAACTGGAGTCCAGATGCGGCAGACCCATATGCTTAAAGTAATATGGATTTTTAATCCTTTTTTGACTTACCCCATGGTATACTTTGTCGAAAATCCTCAAGAGCATCAATTTTTTCTTCCATACTTTTAAGTCTACTGTTAATTTGTTTTATATGATTAAGAACAGTTTTTTCAAAACTAAGTTTTTCTTCTCTATTATTAGATTTTTTCAGTCGATATATTCCTCTTTTACTTAAATTAGTTTTTCTTCTCGTTTTCATTAAAATTTAAAATATAAAAAATGCCGAAAATGATCTTAAAAATAAATCATGTAAATTTTACTAGGATGCATAGCAACGGCAAATCAAATTATAAAAGCATTATAAGGGTTGATAACAAAATGGCTAATAAAATTATGGAAATAAGCTATAAAACGTTAACTATTGTATATTTGTCTGGATTTATAGCAACAATTTACTTTAAAAACGATTGCGAAAAATTATCAAAAGGATTCCTATTGTAATTAAAAAATAGCAAATCAATTCATATCTTTTACTATGACAAATATTGACTGGTTCAATATTAGAATTCTCATTTACAATTATTTCAATCTTGTCATCTTCATATCGGCAAAAAATACATGATTTTGAGGTTTTTTGCCATTGTGTTAAACAATCTTTACATAATTCTTGATTACAACAGTTTGCCTTATAAGTGCTTTTTTCATCTAATATACTATAACAAACCGGACAATCTGGCATATATCATTATTTAAGACTATGAAAACATTGTTATATCATATGTATACTGAAGCTTCGCTCTGTCGAACCAGCAACTCCGTTGCTATAGCGTCGAAAGAAGATTTATTCAAACAATTGAGAAAAGATATTGATGAAAATCCACCAAACCTAACAAATATCGGAAAATTATTAGAACAATTTGTGGAAGGTTTATGTAAGTTTTGCCCTTCAAAAACAGAACTAAATAAGGAAATTAGAGAAAGATTTCCAAAACAAATAAAACCAGAAGATACAATGTTTATAATACAAAAATTGATATTTAGTATAGAACAATTTCAATCTCCAAACGATGATAAAATTACAAAGAAAATGCTTTCAGATATATCAAATAACTTCAATAATGAATCAATAATTGCTTTTTTGAGTGATTTTTATGATCATACAGAAAAAATATACAAAGAGGTTTGGGAAGGTAGACAAAGATTAATAAATGGTGAAAATATTGTTCCTCCAGAACATAGAAAGAAAGTTATAGGTAAAAATGGTGTACCTTTTAATATGAAAACAGGACTTTAAATCTTTAAATGAACGCCTTTATCAATTGGTAGACTAACACCAGTTATATGTCTCCCTTCTGGAGAACATAGTAAAGAAATTCCTTCGCCAACTTCTTCTGGTGTCATAGAACCATTTGGGGAATATTTTTCTGCCATGATTTCAACCATACTATCACCAGTAGTTTGCCGTAAAGCAGCGATTCTATCCCATGCCTCCGTTTTTGTGAAACCTGGGATAACAACATTACAATTAATGTCAAGAGGAGCACATCTTAATGCAAATAACCTCATGGCATATTCCATTATACATTTACCGCTACCAGGCATATCATATCCGGGCGAAGGATTAAATTGGGTTGTACATCCTGGAGATGAAATACCAATCAAAGATCCCCCCTTTTTCATTCGAGCTATCGAACGCTCACATATATCAATATATGCTTCTCCATACATTTTTTGATAAAATCTCATAACACTCATGTCAAGTTCATCCGTATTAGTATTAATCATAGATCCATCACCAAATGCTAAATTTGTAACAGGTTTATTTAAACCATCTGAATTTCCAGATGTAATACCAATATATTGTCCAGCATTATGAACAACAACACCAAGATGATGACTATTCTTATATTTTAGATCATAACATTTGAATAGTTTTTTTCGTGTTGATTTTAAAGAAATATCACCTGAAAAAAGTTCAACACGACAATCATACTTTTTTTCTAAATATTCGCAAGCACCTATTGCTGACTTATAATCACTATTATATGATAGTAATAAATCATATTGTTTTTTTGCCAAAGCTTCTGAAATACCAAAACCTATACCGCGTGTTCCTCCAGTTACAATTGCTACTTTACGCCTTAATCCAAAAGCCCAGCTTACCTTAAATAAAAAAAACAGATTCATTATAAATGAAGTTTTCATTTATAAGTATTTAAATAAGTACCGCTTTATATATTTAATAGTATAAGTGCGAATGGAAAATTGTAATAATCTCAGACATAGAATAATAAGAAAAACTAAATTAGGTTCATCAAATAGTGAAATAATAAATATATTGGATAAAATCTCAAAAAAAACAAAAATTCCTCCAGATATTCAAAGTAGTCTCAATAATTCATGTATGAATATCATTGATACAAAATTAAAGAGAGAAATATGTGAATTCTTTCCAAGACTTAAAAGAATCCATATACAAAAGAAATATTGGAAATATGCAAGAGATATAACTACAAAATTATTCTTGAAACTGCCACATAAGTATAAAAAAGGTTACCTGATTTACTTGGAACAAGATACCTACATACTGGATAGACCCAATATTCGTGCTTTTGAATTTTTATTACAACATTTTAACGATATAGTACGATATATCGGAAATAGAGACGAATCAATACACAATGATGTGTTTGACTTTATAGTGTGTTTTTATGGAGAACACTCCATAAAACCTCCTACAAAAGTAAATTCTCGTGATATAGTGTGTAGTGTAACTGAATATTTTTTTGTTAAAGAAATTGTGGATATAGAACAAGGTTTATTCTAATTTGGTTGAGAAAAGGCAATGTAATTACGTTCTAAATCCCATTTTAAATCAGCCATATAATATTTCTTTTCTATTACTTGTTGATCCCTTTTGGTATGATGATGTAAACCAATTTCTTGCGGAGCATCCCAACCAATTGCGGGAAGATGATTTCGTGTGGTCCATCGTAACAAAGACTCTAATGTCATATCTGAATTAATAATGCTATCAACCCTTTCCCTTTGCTGCCCTCGCGACCTATTGTAACAAGTACCTCTGATAATTGTACAATCTATAAATCTGTCTCTATTCTCAGCAATTTCTTGTAATTCACGTAAAACTTCCGGAACACGTCCGGGCAAATTTGCTAAAGTGACTGATACACTATTATATTCAGGAATAGGTTGCCATATTTCTTCCAAATCATTTTCTGTTAGAAAGTAAATTTCCTTTTCGCCACGTGAGTTGTCATCAGATATAGATAGACTTACTACATTATTAAACCTATTTGCAATATCTCTTTGTCGGTTACGTAATACTGTTTCAGCAGCATATGCAAATCCATCATTTACTCCCATAATTTTGAAATGTTTTGGAGTATAATAATCTCTTGTTTCACATAAAGTTTCATTTAATTCACTATAAATTCTCTCCTCAACGTTCTCAGCACAACCAATTTTATAAGTCTTTACTGTTCTTGATGTCTTCGGACAAATAAATTCTTGTGGAAGCCATGGGCGGACTTGTGTTGGATAACAATATACACCCACAGTCATTTTGATTATTAATTCAATATCTTATTACAAATTTAATCATTTTTTTAAACTCATATCTGCAATAGCTCCTATTAATTCCTCTGGTAGTGGTGATTTAGATTGAAGTTCGTTTTTTGCAACTTCAATTGGATATTGTTGAATATCTTTTTCCAAATCTGACGGTAAAATTTCATGAAATTCATTATCGGGTCCTTCTACATGATGTTCACTAATAATAAATATATTTCCGTGTATATCTTCAAAAATCCGCCGTGGTACATTAAGTTCATCATTAAAAAGAAAATCATGTATTTCTGTATTCACATGTCTTTCTCTTTGAGCAAGTACTATTTTACTCCATATATAGCTTCGAAATCCGGGAACCTCCTCATTCAGAGGACCTATATACTTGGCATAAGAAATATATGGTCTATTTCTACCTTGTGAATCTCTAATAATATGTCTTGGAAAACGTCTTATCTCTCTTCGACCAGTTATACGTGACCGTCCTTCTCCAATACCTTGTCCATATTGAAATCTAAGAACCTTATAAAATTTGCCTTCAATTAAATCTGGTCCAAGAACTTTCTTTCCCCCACCATATTGATAATTTGATAAATTTCTACTAATATCTAATGGAAAACCTGCTAATTCATAATTTGTTGTTTCTCGAGCTCTATGTGCTAGAACGGTAGCATCTTTAATTGCACTTAATGTTCTAATTATATCAAGCAAATGTTTGTATAGAATTTTTTCTCCAATTGTATAATCGGTATTATTTTCTAAATCATCAATATATTTCTCAGCATATTGAAGAAGATTTACAACATTTCCATAAGAATCAACACTTTTTTCATTTAAAGTATAGAATCCACCCCAATACATATTTGCAAAACCTTCAGGAGTTACAATATTAACCGATCTTTTGAATCTTTTAAAAGAAGTATGAATCAATTCAATTTGTCTATTATCCATATTTCTCATTCTGGGGTCTAAAGTATATTTATTCCAAACCTCAACATTATTGTTGTAATCTGAAAGTTTTTGTGTAATAGAATCAGAAAGTTCCTCCCAATTTGCGTTTTGCTTTTCTAAAAATATATTAATTAGTTCTTCAGGTTCAGGAATATTTGAACCTCCAAACTGAAATTTAGCTAATTCATTGCTAATATCTTCTGGAATTGATGCTAATTGATAATTAACAGACTCTCTTCCCCTTCTATGTATATTTTTTGCACCCTCTATAGCTGTTAATGTTCTAAATAGTTCGACTCTATGACCTAGAATTTCAATTTCAGTTGTCATATTATCAATAGCATTTAACATGGTTGGATTATTTCCATGATTAGCATTAATCAAATCCTGTCTCATATTTTTTAGATCTTGTAAATAATTTTCAGAATAGGGTAGAAGAGTAACAATATTACCATTTCCATCAACACTTTTTTCTGTCAAATCAAATTTATTATCGTAATATGCTCTTGCTATATGGTTTAAACCAGCATACGCACTATTTGCTATTCCTCCGATTCCTATTCGTCTAAATTTATCAAATGAGATATGCAATAATTCATATTTTTCTGCTTTAGCATCAAGTTGTAAATAATACATATCGTTAACGGAAGCAACGTTATTATTGTATGGATTAAGATGAGTTAATCTGAAAAAATTAAGTTTTACATTTTCTTGTTCTTCAGTATGAATTTCTGTTTTAATTTGTACAAAAGTATTTAATAATGTTTCATTATCTGGTGGAGCTCCACCAACAGTCTTTTTTCTGGACTTTTGACGAAAATTTCTATTCACTTTTATTTTCATTAATAAGTATTATTATAAAAATATTGCTTATCCAATATTCCAAGCAATCTCCATTTTTCGGGAGTAATACAACCGATTGACATTAATACATCTTTTCTTCTGCTTAGAATAGAATATTCTGGACAATTTCTTGTTATAGAGCATATAAAAGAATCTATTCTAAATTTGCTTGGTTTATACTTAGCTAATTCTGATATTGCATACTGACAGAAGCAGTTTGTAAACTGCCAAGTTAAAAACATTTGGTTAAACTCATGGTCCAGTAATGTTCTAAATAAATTATAATTAATTTCTGCATGTTCTCTATATATTTCATATGGGTTTGTCATAAATTCGTTTATATAATTTAAAAGATCATCACACAAGATTCTAGATAGACAGTAAGATGGAATAATCATATATGATTGTGTTTTTCTTTTTGTCAGATAAATTTTAAGAATAGTATGGAATTTAACAACGATGTTTGGATTGAAATTAAAAAATATAGATTTCATAGACATTTATGGGGAATACCAAAATACAACAGATTTAACAAAGTTATAAAACAATTACCTAAATGTGGGAGCAGTCCATCTGTATTTAATTATTCTAAAACACCGTCAGTAATTGTGTCAACATCCAGTATTACTGATAAATTTATAAAAATATACGAATACATTTCTTGGAATACACACAAAATATCACTAATAACATTCGTATGTATTCCTAAATCGGAAGATACTGATACTTTTATATTGAACGCATTGAAATCTCTACATTATGATGTATATGTACGATAAGTTTACCATCCGGCATAAAGAATATCCTCCTTTTTAATACTTTGTTCATTTAGAAAGTCAATAATACTCTGACGAGTTCCTATTAATTCTGCCTTTTTTGCTTTTTCTAGCAAATCCAATTTATTACATTTGTTAACCAAGAATGTTGGATATATTTTAAGACAAGACCATTCATAGCAAAGTCTATAATAATCTACTAATCTCCTTTTACTCATATTGTCATAATATCGACCTAGATGAAGACAGCATTTATCCCACCACTTTATAATTTTATTCACGCACTCATTTTCCTGTTTATATTTTTCATTAAATTCTTTGCATGTATTTACAAATTTATTCCGATTATAAAGATACAAAATATTCACTATATCCCAAGGTATTGACATTCTATATTTATACTTATTCAAATCAGTTTATCATTTTTTCCTGAATAAATATAGAAATTATCAGCAATAGTGGAGTTTCCAATATAAAGATAAGACCTATTACGATTATCTAAAAATACCACATGTAACAAATTCGAATGTTTTAAACACCTCAGATTTTTTTTCTTATGTAACTTTATACAATGGGAGGAGGATTGATGCAATTAGTAGCTTATGGTGCCCAAGACATTTACCTTACCGGTAACCCTCAAATTACCTTCTTCAAGGTAGTTTACCGCCGCCACACGAATTTCTCGATGGAGGCTATCGAGCAAACCTTCAATGGTTCGGCCGATTTCGGAAAGCGCGTAACATGCACCGTTTCAAGAAATGGTGACCTCATGCACCGCGTTTACCTCCAAGTCACTGTCCCCAGTGTCGGTGTCGCGGGCGGCGAATCTTTCCGCTGGCTCAATCACCTCGGTCACGTACTTATCAAGTACGCCGAGGTTGAGATTGGCGGACAACGCATCGACAAGCACTACGGTGACTGGATGCACATCTGGAACGAGCTTTCGCAAGAATCTGGTAAGAAGGCTGGTTACGCCAACATGATTGGTAACGTACCTGCCCTTACCCTCACCACAACCAACGCCGCCGCGACTGTTACCCCAGAAATGGATCTTTACATCCCTCTTGAATTCTGGTTCTGCCGCAACCCAGGACTTGCCCTTCCTCTTATTGCTCTTCAATACCACGAGGTCAAGATCAACATTGAGTTCCGTGGTGCTTCGGACTGTTACTCAGGTACACCAACCGCTGCCCCATCGCTCGCTGCCGCCTCACTCTTCGTAGATTACATCTACCTTGACACTGATGAGAGACGTCGCTTCGCGCAAGTCTCGCACGAGTACCTAATTGAGCAAGTTCAATTCACTGGTGACGAATCCGTCTCGAGTGTCAGCAACAAGATCAAGCTCAACTTCAACCACCCATGTAAGGAACTTATCTGGGTTGTACAACCCGATGCCAATATCGCCTCGACCGTCGCTGGTGGTAAACAATGGTTCAATTACACTGATGCCGTAGATCTCGATGACTACCTTACCGGTAACCCAAGCGACCCATATGGCGGTGGTTTAGTTATGCAACCCGTCACCGCCGCCGCCGCCGACACCGCCGCCTACCCCAGCTCGACTGGTGTTGCTTCCGGTAACTACATACAGTGGTCCGCCAAAGACACTGGTTTCAACCCTGTCTTCTCCGCCAAGCTCCAACTCAACGGTCACGATCGTTTCTCGGAGCGCATGGGCAGATACTTCAATCTTGTCCAACCTTACCAACACCACACCAACGTCCCCAAGACTGGTATTAACGTTTACTCGTTTGGGCTTAAACCCGAAGAGCATCAACCATCGGGAACCTGTAATATGTCGCGTATCGATAACGCTACCCTTCAACTCACCCTCACCGCCGCCGCGGTCTCGGGCGATGCCAAGGTCCGTGTTTACGCCACCAATTACAACGTTCTCCGCATCATGAGCGGCATGGGCGGATTGGCCTACTCGAATTAAGTGTTTTCGCTTATTCATTACATTCTTGTAGCAATGTTGTAAAAACTTAAAAAAGAAATAAAAATTTCAGATTTTTTCTGACCAAATTAGTACTTATCGAAAGTTTTAGTTGTTTTTATGGTCAGATTTAATGCATTTGAAATCAAATCTATTAAAATATTTTGATTAATATCATGATGGAACATGATTTTATTATAAAACCATGTACAAAAAAAAGTTTGTTTGATTTTTTGAAACTATATACTGATAGGCATACACGATATAAAAGAGGACAAACTCCTCGTATGACAGAACTAAGATTACGACGCTTTAATTTCGATGAATTATTTGCTTATGTCAAAGCTTTTGCTGAACAGAATGAAATAATTATTAAATGGAAATATGAGAATTCTAAACAGAAAAAAATAGGAGAGGAATTAGAGAAAATTCTTAAACCTGAGTTAGCTAAAGAAGCAATACATATTTATAGAAATACTTGGCGTTACTTTTATATTAAACGTAAGACGTGGTATGATGATCCAAATAGTTATATAAAAAATCCTTCGTTAGAAGTAAAAAAGAAATACCTCAAAGCAATAGAAGATCTGAAGGAAGAATTTTATAAAGCTCTTAGAATATATGAAAAAATAATTATTGAATATCAAAAAACCAATTCATATTCATTCAATGAAACACAAATTCAAATTTTTTTTAATCTAATCCCTAATTTTATTTCAGATAAAAACGAAAAGAGCGATTGTATAAATCAGTTAACGGAATATAGATGTTTTAAAAGTTTTTTTAACAAACCATCTGTAAATCCTATATAAACACATAGTATTAGAGTTATAATAACAAGTAAAAAACTTGTTCATTTTAAATTCTTCCATGGTCTAGTGGTTAGGACTGCAGGTTTTGATTCTGCCAGCCTGGGTTCGATTCCCAGTGGAAGATAGTTTTTAAAGGGAATGTGGCCTAACGGCAAGGCGTGTGATAGGAATATTCCAGTTAATGGTGTTTCCACAAGATTGCTGGTTCGAATCCAGTCATTCTCATTTAGCAACTATAAGTTGCTCTTTTATGTATAATTACTTTTCAGATGAACGGTACTGATAAGCTAATATACTATTCTCTTGGGGAGTAACCCACTCCAAATTATATAATTTGCAGTTAGTTTTATCATGATCGCAGTGGTTTACGAACACTTTGCCATAAATATTTGGTAGAAATACTTGGGCGACTAGTCTGTGTACTTTAAAAGTTGTCTTATTAATTCCAATATTTATATTCTTATAACCAGAAGAATGAATACTTCCTTTTAAAATATTACCCTTTGGATTTTTTATTCGACCTTGATCAGATATTTTATAACCAGTATATCCTTTAAGAATTTCTTTTGGTATATCTTTCCATATTTCATTTTCAAATATATTCTCTTGTGAAGTATCATATATCCATTTAAAACCATGAGATGTTTTACGTTTATTTAGACAAACAGCAGAGATATTCTTCCATCCACCTTCTACTCCCTTATTATCAAGTAACCATTTCGCAGCATCACGTATTGTTTGATACAATTCTAATTTTTCTCCATCAAGAGAACAACGCCAAACTGCCCGTGACCCCCTTAATCGAGTAACTTCTGTTAATCCTTTTCCTTTATGATTATTTTGCTCTGTTACAGTAGACCATTCCAGATTTTCAACGGAATTATCTGTTCGACGATGATTTATGTGGTTAACTGTTGGTTTGTTTTCAGGATTTGGTATAAATACTGATGCAATTAGTCTATGGGCAAGCATAGTTTTTTTTCTTCCTTCATTATTTGTTAATGTATATACGATATATCCATCTTGTCTTGGCTTAACTGACATTTCTTTCTTACAGCTTTTCGACCAAACTTTTCCAGTATTTGAAAAGTTATATTTTGAAAACCCCTCTAATTCTTTCCAAATCTCAGTCATATTATGTTAATATATGGGTTAAGTTTTATAATCATTTTTGTTTAAATCTTATAACCATTTGGTCAAGACCCAACTATACAATGTAGCTGATAAAAATCCGATTGTTGTCGGTGCTGCTATTGGCTTTCTAAAAATTCTTAGCGTGACATATAGTCCTGCAGCGAACACGAATTCTTGCCAAATTTCATTCATATTATGTTAATATATGGGTAAAATCTTATAATATTTTTGTATGAATAATGCTTCTAATGCCACCAAGGCTGTAGACCCGTTCTGAAGTCTGTCTCTGTCCATGGAACGAATGTAACAATGTCATCAGAATCAGAAATATGTGCTAGAGCGAGTGATAATGGTGCCGGACCACGCACAACTTTTCCTGTCTGGTCGTACTGTGATCCGTGACACGGACACATATACTTGTTTGCAGCTTTGTTCCAAGGAACTACACAGCCTAAGTGGGTACAAACGGCGTTTATTCCGTAATTGCGGATTTGTTTCCCGTTATCACCATCATCTGGGTCAACGACTAAATATGTAGCATCTCCTTTAAGTCCTTGTACAAGCTGGCGATCGCCGACTACATGTGAATCCAGCCATCCTTTAAATGTGATTTTGTCACCTGATTTAGTTAAAGCAGGTAAGCCTCCGCCTGCGCTATCGTTTGTTTTGGGTATGAAAAATAGAATGTAAGGTATTGCCAATCCACCTACGCTTGGTATAACGCCGCCGGTAAATAAAATCAAGTTCATAATATTTCGGCGTTCCATGTCTGGCACAAAATCCTTGGACACAAATTTTTGTGTAGCGAAGCGCGCCGGAAATTCGAGTGATGTTGCCGTCACCAATAGTGAGAATATCCTGGATATCTTTCTCATTAATATAGTATTAATTTTTGAACTTATATTAATAATGCTTCTAAGTACATGTTAAATACTAAAGTTTGTTATTAAAATACACACAAAAAAATCTATGATTTATATAAGATGCCCGATGATAGAAAGGTCCTTAGATTCTGGGAGTGGACGAATTTTGATGATGAACAAGAAGATTTTTATTCGAATCCCCTTGAAGAAGGACGAAGTTTAAAAGGGTACTTTATTGCGCAAAAGAAAACACATGAGTTATATGCTAACTGGAATGAAGGAGATTCACAAGGTTTATCTGGAGCATTAATTGATCCAAAATATACTAGTACTGATGACCAAAGTTTGTTTTTTAGAGAAAATTTATCTCAGCAGTTTAGAAGTTATTATATTGCAAATGCAAATATGGCTGATTATTACGAGATATCCCCAACTGTAACTCCTCCAGAACCAGAACCAGAGCCAGAACCTGAACCTGAACCTGAACCCGAACCAGAACCAGAGCCAGAACCAGAGCCAGAACCTGAACCTGAACCTGAACCCGAACCAGAGCCAGAACCCGAACCAGAGCCAGAACCAGAGCCGGAACCAGAACCCGAACCTGAACCTGAGCCAGAGCCAGAGCCTGAACCGGAAATGCAGTTACATTTCGGTTCAAAGAAATTTATGTGGCACGTCCCAAAATATGAGTTTGAATATTTTCCAATTGCAAAAGATATTTATGGGGAAGATGCTACAATTAACATAATAAGTCCGGTTGCAAATGTAAATGAAGGAGGAATAATAGAAAGGGGTATCGAGGATAACACAATAAGTGGGTATGCGGCAAATGCTGTACGAAATGAATTTAATCATCCGTTTGTTGATGAGAATGGAGTGGCAGTAACTTTAACAGGAGATAATTATTCAGAAGGATTGAGTACTTCTGATTCAAATCCGAATAATTACAATACTCATCCAATACCATGGCTTATGTGGGATGCAAATCAAAGAAGATTACATGGAACTCCTCAAGAAATTGATGAGGATCAAACATTTGATATAATATTCGAAATATCTGATAATGATGCGTATCGTGGACCAACAACACTTACAGAACAAATAACAATTGTAGTTGATTTTACAGAACCAGAACCTGAACCTGAGCCAGAACCCGAACCTGAGCCTGAGCCAGAGCCAGAGCCAGAACCTGAGCCAGAGCCAGAGCCTGAGCCAGAGCCAGAGCCAGAACCTGAATTAGAAACGTATTTAGATAGTAAATTTATCTTTACAGTCTCAGGTATTGAGAATCTTACTGCTCCCCTTTATGATCAAGATCAGAATAATATTGGTGTATTTCCTTATGTAAAAGTTACAAATAGTAGTGGTGTTGTACATGAAGGATATTTGAGAACAATGTCTGGTCTTTCTTCATCTGAATCATACACAATTGAGATGAGTTTGCCAGCAGTTAATTTAAATGATTCAAATGAAAGATGGGGAATATATTTTTATGGAAACGAATTAGTAAATAAGACAAGTTTGAATATTAAACAATTTGGAAATATTCCAATCGCATCTGACGGAAATCAATTTAGAGGTTTTAAAGGAAGAATAGAAGCATCAGATGCTCCATCTATAAGAGTTGGAACAAGTTTGGAGAATTGTTTTAGATCGGCAACTTGGGATGGACAAAAATATTATATGAATCCATTAAATCTTTCAAGTTGGGATGTGACAAATGTTACAAGCGTTAATCAGATGTTTTATGAATCTGTTAATCTTGGATGTTATTATAATGTCACTATTGAAAATTGGAATCTAATTAATTGTAGTTATCTGACAAATATCTTTAATATGAGTTTTGGATATAATGATAATTCTTATACATCTGGAACGATATCTTTGAAGGGATGGAATGTTGGTTCAAGTAATTTAACAGCCGGAGTAAATATTAAAGAGGCGTTTTTGGATAGTCATAAATTTAATGGAGATATCAGTAATTGGACAATCGTTAATCCAAATAATATGGTTTCTTTATTCCAAAATTGTGCTATTTTTACGGGTATAGGTATAAATTCTTGGACAATTAATTGTCCAGGACAATTAACATATTCCGGCGATTACATGTTTACAGATTCTGTATTGGATCAAAATATTGGATTTATAAATACTGAGTTTGTTTCATCTTTGACAGATTTTGTAGATAATACATCTATTTCTGTTACAAATTGTAACGCGATATTCTCAGAATGGGAAAATAAGTCATTTATTCTAAATACAATTGATTTTGGAAATACTAAATATAGTTTACAAGGATGGAGATCCAAGGCATTAATTAAAAGTCAAAAAGGAGTTTCGTTGGGTGGAACATTTGAATTACCTTTACAGTTTGCTGATGATAATCCATCTACAAATGCTAATGAAGATTCCCCATATAGTTATATTCCAGGTGATTTAAGTCCACTTACAGTAAATATTACAAAACCATCATGGTTAAGTTGGAATGGATATGACCTTCATGGAACGCCTACAAATGATGACCTAGGTAGCCATACAATTCAGTTTGAAATTTCAGATACAGCAATTTTTTCTTCAGGTGGAGATACAGTTGCTACGCGTCAATATGTTTTAACTGTTTGGAACAGTAACGATCCTCCAACTTTTACAAATAGTCCCGATGCAACAATTAATATTGCTTTACAACAAACATATACTTATACTCCAACTGTAAGTGATATTGATGCTGGAGATACACTTACAATTACCTGTGAAACTGACCTGACTAATTCTTGGCTTACTTGGAATGGAACAACTCTTTCTGGTGATCCATCACTAAATGATAGAGGAGATCATAATATACAATTGAGAGTAACAGATGATGGTTCCCCACCAATATATACCAATTTAAACTTTACAATCAATGTGTCTGCTACAAGTGTTCCGCCAACTTTTACAAATAGCCCTGGAGCAATTGTAACTATAGACGAAGATTCACCTTATTCATATATTCCAACAGTAAGTGATACAGATCTATATGAAAATAATATTACAATAACATGTGAAACAGATCTAAATGATTCATGGTTAAGTTGGGATGATACCCAAACCAAACTATTTGGAACACCAATAAATGATGATGTCGGAGATCATTCTATAGTATTAAAAGCAACAGATACTTTAGGGGAATATACAAATCTTAATTTCACACTTACCGTTATTAATACTCCTGATGCTCCTCATTTTGATCCAAATATTTCTCCAAGTGCAACAGTTAATGAAGAGGCACCTTATTATTATAAACCAGAAATATTGGATGATGATTTTATACACGGAGGCTCTGTTACAATTACATCTGTTACAGATTTAACGAGTTCTTGGCTGAATTGGGATGGAACAGAACTTACAGGAACTCCTACAAATGGAGATGTTGGTAATCATACTATTAAATTAAGAGTAACTGATAATAATAATTTATTTAATGATCAAGAATGGACGATTACTGTAATTAATGTTAATGATATACCTGTATTTACTAATCCTCCTAATGCAGTAGCCATATATGGATCAACTCCAATAACAATAAATGTTACTTTTGGCAACAATAAGTGGGGTGCACCGACTCGTGAAGGGGATATAGATTTGATAAAGGGTCAGGCATATATATTTGATTGGTCAAACGTTAATCATACCTATGCTCAAGGTGCTTTTAAAATTTATATATCAGCTGGATTAGGCAAGAAAGAGTTGACGGAAGATGTAGTAATTGATGACAACGCAGAGACAACTACAATATTCGTAAAAAATACATTTAACTTTAAGCTTAAAATAATTGGTTCGGGTTCTGGCTCATATGTAATTATAGCTGAAATCAAACTACAAAACATAAATACTGGAGAATATATTACATTAACTAATCCAACGGCATCTTCATACACTGACTCGAATACAGCAGATAAAGCAATTGACGATAATTTGGGTAATTGTTGGCACTCTCAACCAGGCAATGGAAATGGAAGTTCAATGGAGAATATTTGGTGGAAAGCAGATGTAAACTTAGATCCCAATGCTTCATATAGAATATCTGTTACAGGAAGACATAGAACTAATAATGAAACTGGTCCAGTAATTGCACAAATCTGGAATAATGATGAAACTAATAAAATAGCAGAAAGTTCTATATTAACACATTATACTTACGGTGTGTTGTCACAAGAAACTGCAGAATGGGATTTTTCTACTCAGCTACAATATGGAAGTGATGCCTGGGGTATAAGTGCTAATATTACTCTTGTGGAGGCGTATGTTTATGTACCAACTGTTAGCGACGATGATTCTATACATGGAGATACATTTGTAATTACAGCTCCAACAAAACCATCGTGGTTAAGTTTGAGCACTTCGAATAATATAACTACCCTTCAAGGATCACCAACAAATAGTGATGTTGGTGATCATACTGTTACATTAAGAGTTACAGATGTTCCGGGAGATTATAGTGAGGCAACATGGATAATTACAGTTAATAATGTAAATGATCCCCCTGTTTTTACAACTACACCAAATGCAACTGTATATACTGACGAAGATATCGAATATACTTACACACCACTTGTAAGCGATCCAGATCAAATACATGGAGATAGTCTTACAATTTCTGTTCCAACAAAACCAACATGGTTATCTTATAATGCACCAAGCAATTTACTTTCAGGAACACCTCAAAATGGAGATGTTGGTAATCATTCAATACAGATACAAGTTACGGATGGTGTATTAACGACATATCAATCATTCACTCTTACCGTAAATAATATAAACGATCCTCCTGTTTTTACAAGTACTCCGCCGGGAGCTCTTTATGAAGACGAACCGTATAGTTATACACCAACTGCTAGTGAGGTTGATGTTGGCGACACTTTAACATTTAGTCTTCATGATAAAAATGAAACAGGTCCGGCATGGTTAAACTGGGATGGAACAGAACTTACAGGAACTCCTACAAATGACAATGTTGGTCAAACAACTGTTACGATAAGAGTTAATGATGGAACTGTTGATGTTGACCAATCATTTACAATTACTGTGAATAATGTTGCAGATCCTCCTGTTTTCACAAGTACTCCTCCAGAATCAGTTCTTGACAAGACAACATATAGTTACACACCAACGGTTAGTGATGTTGATATAATGCACGGAGATAGTCTTACAATTACTGTTCCAACAAAACCGAATTGGTTAACTTGGGATACATCAAGCAATACATTATATGGTGTACCAAACAATAATGAAGGTTATTGGCATATTGTAATAAGAGTTACTGATACAGGTTCTGGTTATGGTTCAGTTGCCTATGTTGAACAATCATTTGTACTTCATGTTTTTGAAACAAGTATGCTCTCTATGAAAGTATCCGGAATTACAGATTTTGATTCACCTTTTAGAAATTTAGGTACAAGTGAACCATTGTATTCTTTACAAAATGGAACTTTCGCGGACATTGCGGGATTTGGGGGATATACTCTGGCGAGTCATAGTTTAAACACTATAACTAACATGGTTGGTTGGGTTGTTAACGCAACAGTACATGCGATTGACAAGACAAATTCCAACAATACCAGTGCATGGTCATTACCTGGTAATACCGACGATATAGAAAAATATTGGATAGCTCTACAAGGTTCGGGAAGCTATATACTTCAAATAATAAAAATACATCGAGCAGGAACTTATAGTATAACCTTTTTGGGAGCTGAAAGGTCCGGTAATAATGGTATAATAGAAGTAGAATTCGATAATAATAGTCAAACATATACCCCGGATCCTTCCAACCACTCCTTTGTAGAATATACTTTTAATTTCACGATTACCAATCCCGGAGATTATAGATTAACTATTAAAAATACGAGTGCTGCCGGTGATAGAACAGTATTTATTGCAAATGTAGCAATTAAAATTAATAATGTTACGGGTAATGAATCGCCATATATGGTTATTAGAGAATATCACGATGACTCTATTGTAGATGAAGGTTATATGGCAAGCAAAACGGGTCTTTGGTATCACACCACATACAAAATTCAAATGGTAATGCCATTTAGAGAACCGGATTTAAATAATCCAAATCATGTTTGGGGGGCCTATTTCAAAGACAACTCTTTGGTAAGTAACAATACACTAGATATTCAGAGCTTTGATGGATTTCCTCTTTCTATTGATGGGAATCAATTCCATGACTTTGATGGTATGATTTCTACAACGGATGCACCCGGTATTAGAGTTATGACAAGTCTGGCGTATTCATTTAGATCTGCCAATTTTACAGGACAAATGAATGATTATCAAGATTTGAATCTTTCGAACTGGAATATGACAAATGTGAATGCTGCGAATGACATGTTTGCTCTGACTCCAAATTTGGGTCATCAGTTTAATGTTATTATTCACAATTGGAATTTAATTAATTGTTACACAATATATAGAATATTCTATCGGTCCTTTGGATATGATACTTCCTCTTATACTCCGGGAACAGTATCTTTAACTGGATGGAGTGTTGGTTCTGTAGGTTCAGACCCAGTAACACTAAACGAGAGTTTCTATGGTGCTAATAAATTTAATGGTGATTTAAGTAATTGGATAGTAACAGATCCAAATAATATGTACCGATGTTTTAGGAATTGTAATGAATGGAGTGGGGTTGGTATTTCTTCGTGGATAGTTACTTCACCTTCTGGGAGTTTATATTCAATGGAGGAATGTTTTCGGGGTTGTTTTAGGTTGGGAAATAATATACATATAGATATTAGTGATTCTAATAATGGTGGAGGAGGCACTTGGGATTACTCATATTGTAGTAGTTTGGAACATGCTTTATTAAATTGTACTTGTCTTGGAATTAATACAAACTCATCATTTAAAATGGATGGATGTAATCTAGGAAATTTAAATGGTTCGGATAATACACGAAATATTTTTAAGAATGGATTTGGAAATACAACCAACCTTCCCAGTGGATTATCATATCCTAATCCATCGAATAATGTTAGTATAAAAAATTGGAAAATGAGTCGTGGCGACGCAGATATAACAGATGGTCTAAATGTAAAACAAATTTTTTATGGTTGTACAAAGTTTAATGGCGATGTAAGTGGTTGGGAGATAAAAGACCCAAATGATTTTTATAGATGTTTTTGGGGTTGTAATGAATTTATAGGATTGGGTATACAATCTTGGAATATTAATTGTCATTCGGGTGTTTTATTTTCTATGGAACAGATGTTCAAGCAAAATTACAAATTAGGAGATAATTTAGATATAGATCTTTCTCATTCAACCACAGGATGGGACTCTACATATGTGTCACAAGTTGATTCATTATTCCACAGTTGCTGGAGACTTGGAAATAATTCTGTATTTAAAATGAATAATTGGAATCTTCAAAATTGTACAAAAACCAATGGTTGTTTTCATAGTGCGTTTGGTAGAAATATTTCGGGTTATAGTACAAACGGACAAGAAGTAAAAAATTGGACTCTTGGACAAAATTCATCAAATGCTGATAATGTAACTTGTACAAACACATTTGCTTGGACTGAGACTGGAATGAACGTAGATGTAACTGGATGGACTATAAATAATCCAGATTCGATGACTCATTTCTTTTATAAATCGGCTGATTTTCAAGGTATTGGTATAGATTCTTGGACGATTAATTGTCCTAAAGGAACTCTATATTCTGTTAATTACATGTTCAACGGTGCTAATTCTTTTGATAAGTCTCTTGATTTCATGGATACTCAGTTTGTAAGCAGTTGGACTAGTTTTTGCCCACCCAATTTATCTGTTGCGAATATAGATGCAACATTTTTAGCATGGGAGAGTAAGACATTTTACGGGACTCCAACAATTAGTTTTGGGTCGAACTATTATAGTTTAGATGGATGGAGATCCAAGGCAAGAATTAAGCAAAATAAGGGAGTTACATTAACTGCAAATTTTCTCACACCTTTTGAATTTTATGATAATAATCCTTCTACAAATGTTAATGAAGATAGTTCATATACAGCTTATACTCCTGGTGATGTAAGTCCACTTACGGTTAGTGTTTCGAAACCAAGCTGGTTAAGTTGGAACGGAACAACTCTTTCCGGAACACCTCAAAATGATGATGTAGGAACTAATACAGTAACTTTTAGTATAACAGATGGTACCGATACTGAGCAATATACATATAACATTATTGTTGCAAATACCATTGATGCTCCTGTTTTTACAAGCAGTCCATTATCAAGTGTTGATGAAGATATAGAGTATTCTTATTCTCCAACTGCCAGTGATGTTGATGTTGGCGACAGTAATAATTTAACATTTACTCTCCATGATTCCAACGCCCACGGACCGGCATGGTTAAACTGGGATGGTACAACACTATCGGGAACACCTGTACATGATAATGTTGGAGATACAACTGTTACATTAAAAGTTACTGATTCTTCCAACGCCTACGATTTACAATCATTTACAATTACTGTAAATAATACACATGATCCTCCCGCTTTTACAAATCTTGCCCAATTCCCGGCTTCGGTTTCGCAAGTAATAGGTTCTAAGGCTCAAGGCGCGGCGTATTATTTTAAACCAACTGGAAATGATATTGATATTGAACATGGGGATCAGCTGACATTTTCCTATTCAGGAAATTTGCCCAATTGGTTGACTTGGGTAGATGAAGGTAGCGGCACGGGATCACTTCAAAATAAAGCTAATCGACCAAATAATAGCGATGTTAGTAATACACCCTATAATGTAACTCTAACCGTTACAGATAAGCAAAATGTTCCGTGGACGGGTAGTGGAGTGACTGTAAGTCAAACTGTATCCGTTACAGTTAATAATGAAAATGATAGCCCATATTTTGATAATGCGCCATCTGGGATTCAAAATGTTAGTGAAGATGGTACATATACTTATACACCACTTGCCAGTGATCCTGATGAGGATCACGCCTTCTTGGGAGAGCAACTCACCTTTGGTTATACTCTACCCAATTGGTTACAATGGAATAATACCCATAAAAGAGTTGAAAATAAAGCTAATCGACCAAATAATGATGATGTTGGTGATCATAATGTAACTGTTACTGTAACAGATGGCGATGTGACGGTATCAAATACATGGACAATTCGGGTAATTAATACATCTGATCCTCCTGTTTGGTCAAATGATTCTGTTGGAGCGGTTTACCAAATAGCTCCAGATTCCAATGGGAATCCCGGAACCGCTTCGGTAGGTTCGGTTTATAGTTATACGCCAGCTGCAACTGATCCTGATACTCAACATGGAGATGTACTGTCATATTCTTATTCAGGAAGCTTGCCAAGTTGGTTACAGTGGAATAGCACCCATAAAAGACTTGAAAATAAAGTGAATCGACCAAATAATGGTGATGTTGGTGTTCATAATGTTACAGTAGTTGTTGAAGATGTGGACAATCACTCGTCGGGTCAAAATAATAGGGTTGAAAAATCATTTACGATTACAGTTAATAATCGTAATGATATTCCTTATTTTACAAGTACTCCAACATATAGTCTTAATGAAGATGTGTACTACAGTTATACGCCAACGGCAACTGATATTGATTCACAGGTAGTATCAGGTACTACATTGAGTTTTAGTGTTCCAACAAAACCATCATGGTTAAGTTGGAACGGATCAACACTTTACAACTGGGCAAGAAATGAACATGTAGGTAATCATAGTGTTACAGTAAGAGTTACTGATAATGTAGGAGCGACTGCTGATCAATCATTTACAATTACTGTAAATAATGTAGAGGACTACCCTTATTTTACAAATGCACCTGGGACTACAAATGTTAATGAAGATGATAACGCTGCGGCTGGTTCGGTGTATAGTTATACACCAACTGGTGCAGATGTTGATTCAGGTAGTTCAGTAAGCTTTAGTATGGTGTCAACGCCAGGTTGGTTGGAATGGACCGGTTCTACGCTTCGAAATAGAGCGAATAGACCAAATAATTCAGATGCAAATTCAGGAAATTATCCTGGGTACACAGACTATACTGCAAAAGTAAGGATTACTGATAATACATCGAGATCTGTAGATCATCAATGGACAATTAGAGTTAATAATACAAATGATTCTCCAGTAGTTACACAGCCGCCAAACGCAACTGTGGATGATGGACAATCGTATAGTTATACAATAAGTGCTTCAGATGTCGATTCGAGTCTATCATATAGTCTTATTTCGAATCCATCTTGGTTAGGTATAAGTGGAAATGTTATTTCTGGTACAGCAAATTCTCCTGGGACAAGTACTGTTACAATAAGAGTTAGTGATGGCACTGTTAATGTTGACAAGAGCTTCACAATTACAGTGAATCAAGCAGACAAAGAAGATTGGGGATGGTTAAAAGGAGGCTATGGTTCTGTAAAAGCAAGATTCAGTGGGAGTAATGAATATTATGAATCTGACCCAGTTAGTCCAGGTACTCAAGTATTGAATGGGACTCAACTCAGTGCCATCATCAACCACGACGGCTCGGACAGCCCCCGAGATTTTACTATTAGTACAATTATATATAATTTTAACATCGGGACTTTTTCATCAGGTCCCGGCCCTGACGAGCATGGGCGATATCTCTGGGATATCGGTCCGTCGACCTCGAATCAGATTTATAAATACGGACACAGTCTCCGTCTGGACCGCTCAGAAGACAATGGTTACTATGTTCATATCGATTCGTGGCACCAATGGTATCCGAGAGGTAGATTTGAATTCTATTTTGGCAAAGCAAACGGCAGTTTTGCTACCGGCAAGGACTGGAAAATCACATATGCTGTTTTTTCTGACTCAGCGGGGGATCTAAATAAATGGGTGCAAGTATCTTACAGAAACCATGGCTCGGGCAACTCTTGGACAAGTTTCGGAACAAACTCGTACACCGGGGCGTACGGTGGAGGATGGATAAGTTACAGCAATGACTTACACTGGTCTACTGGTAACCAGTCTGATACGTCGAAGAGCAGCGACTCTTATTCTCATGAAAAAGGCGGTGAGAGCTACAGACCAGCAGTAAATTACACCATCCACGAGCTCTGGAATTACCCGCTGACTGTTGGATCCGCTTCAGCAACTAACAAGAGCGACAGAGTCATGAAAGGTGTTAATAATATGCGGGTTCTGGTCATACATGATCGTATCGACCCTGGCAATGACTAAATTGTTTAATGAAAAATAATAAAAATGAATAATATTATTTTAAAAGATTAATAAACAATAACATGTGGAATAATACAGATACATGTTACTACAGATTAGGTGATATTGGGGGAAAAAGGGGAGATGTATACGCGTTTGATTTTGATGATACTTTGGTAAGAAGACATAGTCGTATTCCATTACGAAATGTAATTGAAAGATTAGAAGAGATTATAAAGGGTGGAAATCATATTGTTGTATTTTCGAATCAGAAAGGAATAGAAAAGAAGAAAACGAGTCATGAAGAGGTACAGAGTATTATGAATTCATTTTCGGAGAGGTTTAGTAATTCAATAAGTTTCTTTTATGCAATTTCGGAGGATAAATATAGAAAACCAATGAGTGGTATGTATGACTTATTTAGAAGTTTAGTAGATAAAAAGGTAGAATATTATTGTGGGGATGCTGCAGGTAGAAAAAAAGATTTTAGTATATCGGATTTGTATTTTGCAAATAATATTGGAGTTAAATTTAAGTTACCAGAGGAAGTATTTTATTATATAAAAACGGATTTTCTAAATGAGACAGCTTTAAAAACAAATCGCCGTGCAATAAACAGAATATATGAATCCGATATTTGGAGAGGTGGTATTTTAGAAAATAAAAGAGAAATAGTACCGATTTGTAGTATACCAGATGAGTTAGAGAATCATTTAAATGAGAATGATAATGAAAAGAAGTTGATAATAATGGTTGGTCCTCAAGGTTCTGGTAAGTCAACACTTAGTTCTATTATATCGAATAAATATAACTTTAAAATTATCAACAATGATAGTAGTGGTGCATTAAGGCTGAATGTAAGACGTTTTGTGAAAATGTATGATGATAAGTCTACAAAGGGTATAATAATAGATAATACGAATCCGTTGAAATCAACTCGTGAAGAGTGGGTAGAACGTGCAAAGGGGTGGAAGGTAATTATAGTATTTATTGATATTTCGAAAGATCTTAGTTATCATTCTGTAAGATATAGACAGAATAATGGTCATAAAGGGATACCTTTCGTAGCATTACATATTTACTATAAAAGACTCGAAAAGCCAACTGAGGATGAGGGAAATATTATAAAATTAGAAGGGGTTGTTCATAATGATTCAAAATATGATCATAATTTACGTTTTTGATTTAGCCCAAACTGGTTGTACGTCCACGGTATAAACCAGTTTTTTGTGTTCTTACAGAACGGCGTAGTTTCATTTTTTCTTTTAGAGAAGGCGGTGTTGCGATGTGTAAAGGCATGGTAGGAATATGTGTAGACTTAGAGACGACAGATAGTGCATGCGAGAGGACACAATTCTTTTCCTCTAGTGTCTGATTTTGTTCCAATAATTCTTTGTTAGACTGTTCAAGTTTATCAATTTGTTCCATAGAATATTTGCTTCTTCTCATAGAACGTGTTTCCATTTTATAATTTGTATTAGTACATTTCTACTTATACTATTTTTGCGTTTGAATATGTTTAAAAACAATATGTGAAAAATTATACCGAAATACGGGTATCATAATAAGTAAAACTTTGCTTCAGTGGTGTAGTGGTAACATTAATCGCTTCCAACGATTAGCCTCGGGTTCGATTCCCGGCTGGAGTATTATTTATCATTATCCGGTAGGATGATTTTGTAAAAATTTATTTTGGAATGATTTCATGAATTCAATAAATAGCTTAACCTCATATATTTCCAATCCGTTATATAAAGAGATTCTACAGCCTTTTTCTAGATTGGATGGATGATATTTAATTCCTATAAAACCATGTTGTGAAGCATTTTGTGTGAAAATGCTTGAAATTTCTGGGGAATTTTGGATAGTAAAGGTAATATTAGTTCTACTTCTATATTTTTTTGGTATGCTGTTTATATAGAATCCATCACTGTTGTCTATAAAATTATAGAATAGTTGACTTTTGGCATAGGTAAGTGAGTTATAATAGGTGATACCTCCTCTTTGTATCATTCTTTTAAGGTTCATGTTTGTCATATATATGGACATAACTGTAGGTGTTGGTCCTTGAAGATTAATATATGGTTGCCAATCCATAACAATTGGAGAATCAATAAGTTTTGGTCTTTGAAGTATATCTTTTTTTCCAATAATTAGTGTAGAGCCGGAAATGCCAAGATTTTTGGATAAAGATGAGAAAATGATACCATATTTAGATATATCAATTGACTTACTACCAAGTATAGAACACATATCAGATATTAAGAAATGGGATTTAGGATCAAATGAAAGTCCATTACGGAATTCATAACCGATGGTTGTTTCATTTTCGCAATAGTATGTAAAAACATAATCTGGACTATCAATTAGATCATTTACATTATTTACAACTACAACTTTACAGAATTTTTTGAATTCATTTACGGCTTTTTGACTCCAAAAACCGGATACTAAAACTTGTACTTTTGATTCAGAATTACATAGATTGTAGTATATTGTTGGAAATTGATGTGTTCCACCACCATTCATAAAGAAACATTCGTGTGTATTAGGAATTTCCAAAAAATTTTTGGCATTATTAACTGTTTCTGAATAAAGTTCTGTCCACATATCTGTATGATGGGATAATTCGTATATACTGATACCGGTTTCTTTATAGTTGATAATATCATCACGAGTAGTTTTAAGTAAATCTTTTGATAATTGACATGGTCCGGCACCAAAGTTGATGATATTCATAAACTATGAGTAAATTTTTTTCTTTAAACCTTTTTTGCAATTTTGAGACATGTTGATTATAAATTTAGCGTTAGACAACAGCTTAAACGAATATAAATAAATATTACTATACAAAATGACCATTGCTGCTTTTTCCGATTATTCTGGATATGAATCGGATATAGATATATTAGGAAATCTATTAGAACATCTTGCCTCATGTCTACAAGAAAATAACCATGGCGGGGGATTTGGGCGGGGTGTATCAGAGGTTGAACTTCTTAGTTTTATAAAGATTATTTTCAAGATATATGCTTCAAAACAAAAGAGAAATTGGTATAAATATGGTGAGGTTGTAACAGCTAATATTATTGATATTCTTAGTGTATGGAGTAGTCCTAATGTAGCAGAAATATTTTGTGGATTTTTGGAGAATTATGAACGTGCACAAAAAGAATATGCTTATCTTGGATTGAAATGTTTGATTTCAAAAAATCCTGTAGAAATGAAAATTAGTATGCCAAAATTGATTCCTATAATATCTTATGATATAAATGACAGTGGTATAAATGTTCGTAAATATGCATCCGAGGTTTTAGAATTGTTTCTTGGATGTAGTGGAAATGATGATTTAAAGAAATTTATTCCAGTTGTACTGAAAGGTCTTAAGCAACCTGATCAGATATATTCATGTGTAGAAGAACTTGCAAGTTGTGTTTTTGTACAGAATGTTGAAGCTCCAGCACTTGCGATTACTGTACCGATTCTTTTAAGAGGGTTACGTGACAAAAATACAGCAACAAAGCGTTTGTCTTGTGTGATTGTAGACAATATGTGTCAATTAATTGAACATCCAAAAGAAATTTTGCCATTTTATACCGTTTTATGTAAGAATTTAGCAAATTTATCAGAAACAATTAGTGATCCAGAAGCTCGTAAAGTTAGTGCGAGAGCCCTGAATACATTGAAAAGTTCTTGTGTAGGTTCAGAGAATATTTCATTCACAAAAACAGTGAATGATTTTAAAGATTTATTGGAAGGATCTGGAAATGAATATCTTTGGATTTTAGTAACAAATTTATGTAACAGTGCGTGTTTTGATAAGTCAATATGGGAGGAAATCTTTAAAAAATATGGTGCTACAGAGGGTCAAAATGAAATGTGTGAAAGAGCGTTTAAATATTCGAAAGAGTTGTTTATAATTAAGGGTGATGATTTTGAAGATACAGAAGAGGGTAAGGATTTATATAAGGGCGAATTTTCATTAGCATATGGTGCTCTAACTCTATTAAATAATACAAAGCTCCATTTGAAACAAAATCGTTTTTACGGACTTCTTGGTCCAAATAATTGTGGTAAAACAACACTTATGCGGGCAATTGCGAATGAACAAGTAGAAGGTTTCCCTAAAAAAGATCAATTAAGAACAATTTTTGTTGAACATGAGATTCAAGAAATGGAAGTTGGTGAAGATGAGAAGGGTTTTCCAATTTTGAATATTGATTTATGTGGTACTGATTGGGTAGTTCATTGCTGTAATGTCATGTATTGTATGAATCCACCTGTAACAAGAGAACAGGTTGAAGCAGTTATGTTGGATATTGGTTTTGGTAATGCGAAGAAGGATATTGGAAAAGACAGAGCTGCGGATATGGAAATGGGTGTGACAACATATTCAGGTGGGTGGAAAATGAAAATGCAGCTTTGTGCGGCAACACTTATGAATGCGGATATACTGATGCTTGATGAACCAACTGGTCATCTTGATGTAACAAACATTGCATGGATTAAGAATTGGCTAAGTGAATTCAAAAATAACGGAGGTTCTATTATAACAACATCTCATGATACATCTTTCCTGAATGAAATGTGTACTCATCTTATTGATTTTCAAAATCGTAAGCTGAGGATGTTTACTGGTGAAAAAGGTTCTGTTTTGAAAGATTTTGTTGAAAAGTTTCCAGAAAAGAAGGGATATTTTGAATTAAAGAGCGATGTTGTTAAGTTTAAGTTTCCAGAACCAGGACCTCTTGAAAATGTTAAAAGTATGTCAAAAATTCTGTTGAAAATGGATAAGGTAACTTTTCAATATCCTACGAGAGATACTCCTACCGTATATGATATTGCGATTGAGTGTTCTCGAATATCGCGCGTTGGTGTTATTGGAGCAAATGGTGCCGGAAAATCTACTGCGATTAAGTTACTAATTGGTGAATTAAAATCAACTCAAGGTATTATTACAAAACAACCTGGTCTTCGTATTGCATATATTGCACAGCATGCTTTTCATCATCTTGAAAAACATATTCATAAGACTCCATCCCAATATATTATGTGGCGTTTTGCGGGTAACGAGGATCAAGAAAGTATTGAAATGATAAATAAGGAACCATCAAAGGATGGAGAACAAGAAAAGGTATTGAAATGTTTCATAGATAAAGTTGGAGAATTACGTCCGTGTGAAACTCCTGAAGAAGAAAAGAAAGCACTTGAGCCAGAAGCTATTATAAGCAGAAAAGAAAATAAGAAACAAAAAACACGAGAATATGAAGTAAAATGGAAGAATAAGCCAATAGAAAATACGATGTGGGTTCGTAGAGAACTGCTATTACGAATGGGTGCTAAAAAATTAGTACAGCGTCATGATGAGAAGGAAGCTGTTGCAGCAGGTCTTGCATCAAAGACTTTAACGGCAAAAGATGTTGAAGAACATCTTGAAAATTTTGGAGTTGATAAAGAACAAGCATCACATACTTTAATAAAATCGCTTTCAGGTGGGGTTAAGGTTAAAGTTGTTCTTGCTGCATCAATGTGGCAAAATCCTCATATCATTATTATGGACGAACCTACAAATTATCTTGATAGAGATGGGCTGGGTGCATTAACAAAAGCAATTGATGATTTTAAAGGAGGTGTTATCATTATTTCACACAATAAAGAATTTACTAACGCTGTAACACAAGAGAAATGGATTATGGAAAAAGGTCGGTTAAGACGTGAAGGAGAATCAATTTCCAAATTTGAAGACAAAACGGATGCGAATGCTCAAGATGATGAGGTTGTATTTGATGCTTATGGCAATGAAATCAAAGTGGAACGGGTAAAAACTCTTACTGATAAGGAACGTAAGAAGATGATGAAACAATTGAAAAAGAAGATAAAAGAAGGACGAAAAAAGAAAAATCTAACTGAATATGAAATTAATGAATTAGAAGAACAACTTTTTGAACTAGAAGAGTCTGCTACATGAATGGTGATTTTACAGATAATAAAACCCTATAACACATACAAGAACTACCATAAAAGGGTAATAATTTGACGTTAAGTATTTTCAAAACACTATAATTTGGCAAAACTATATTTTTGTCTTTTGAGTATTTGTCATAGTAAATTTCAGTATTTTTAAGTATATATATCTCAAATAATTTTTGTGTTGGATTTCCAGTATCTATATCATCTAAAACGCTTTTACGATTGTAATAAGTCGTTATGAAATCATATGTATTAATATGTACCTTATCTCCTACATTAAATAGACCATTCTGTAAAATAGGGGTAAATGCTACATAAACTAATGTGTCTTTTGGTAAAATTATAGATTTATAATGAATATTTGGTAATCGTATTATAGATGTATATAATGGTTCTGTATCTTCGTGTTTTTCAACAAACAAAAGTCTAGATTCACCATCTAAAAAATTATATGATTTATCTTCACAATTACATATTTCTAATGATAGTTTTGGATCAATAAGACGATTTACTTGGTTAATACAATCATGAATAGGCATTTTAAAGAAGTTCTTATTTGGGAATATATTTTTAATTACTCCAGGAATACTTAGGTTTTTTATAACACCATGAATACCATCGACTAGATCCTATTTTACGGATAATAATTTGAACTATATCTAGTTCGATATCTGAGTCTGTATCTTGTTTTGTTTCAGTTTCAGTTTCAATCCATTCACATTTATATTTATGGTTTTCGACTTCATCATCTGGATTAGTTAGAACAATATTCTTAAAAATACGATTTTTATTGTCTTTTGTTTGAAATCTTTCAATTTCTTCAAAAGAAACAATTGTATCTATAAGTTCAGAACAACTAAAATAAGATATATCTTCTTCGTCCTCAGTATATATAAAATTGTCTAAATCTGAGTTAAAATGGTATATATTTAAATTAGAATGGCGCGCACAACTATTAGATGGTTCAATTGGTACAGATGGGTCAATTTGGAATAAATAGTTATCGAAATCTTCATCCGTTTTTTTCTTTGAATGAAAAGTTATTTCATTATTATCCGATATTAGTGTAATTTTATTGCCATAAAAGGCAACTGCCTTGAGGTCATTTTGTGAAAATTTTAAAATATCTGAATTTTCTATTTGAATACCTTCAGAATTTACGGTTCCACATTGATAGATGTTATTGTTAAATCGTATATTTCTGGGAGAAATATTAACAGTTTCCGATTCTTCATCTGAACTTCCAATTGAAAGTGTAAACGACATTACAAAATATTCCGAAAAACTCATATAAATTATTATTAGAATATATGGTTATACTATAAAATATAGGGGTTAGACTAAATTCAGGAACTGTTAAAACTTTTAGGTAATCTTTTACGGGTTTTATGTTCTAATAATATACGCTTGTTAACACTATTAGATAAATAAGGTAATATCAAATCTTTTTCGGTTTTAGATAAATAAACACCTCTTGAACTGCTAAGCCGTTCAGCTATTTGTTTTCTTGATCCGTTTGTAGTAATTCCATATTTTTTTGCTAATTCAATAAAACTTGCTAAACTATCTTTATTTTTACCCATAATATATATATATATAATTTTTATGTCTAAATGAATGGTTTGTCATCATCAGGAGGTGTTGGGACATTCGATGTTTGAGGAGGAGTTTGAGGAGAATCATCCAAGCTTAATTTATCCTCATCGTTTAATCCAGTTAAAGGTTCTTCTCTTCCAGGAAGATCTTCAAATTGTTGTTGCATGGTTGCTTCGGTTTTTTTTAATTCCTCAATCTTTTCAAAGTCTATCTTAAAGATTTCTAATGGAATATGTCCATTAAACATTAGCTCTAAATCCTTGAGTGTTTTTGGCTTTGGGTCTTGTTGTGGTATAGGAGACTCTTCGGGTAAAAGTTTAGCCTCATCGGTTTTCTTTTTAGTCAAGACTTTTTTTAAAGAGTCCCATACACCACCACCTTTGCGGGATTTAAGAGAGGTTTTACGTTTATTTTTGCGAGACTTGATTGGTTTTCTTGCTTTTTCAGGCATATTATATATACTAATATCTTTTAATAGACGCGATTACAAATTATAACAGGTATGTCATTCTATTTTTTAATTATACTTTTGGCAAATTGTCTATTGATGTAGAACCAGATGTTTGTACCGTGGGTTTTGGTTTTTTTTCTTCTATAGGAGGTGTTGGTATTACTTCTTCAACTGGTTCGGTTGTTTTAATACCAACAAGTCCTTTTCTAAAGGCTTCTATTTTTTCGAATAATGATGGTTGACATCCAACGAGAACAAGAACATATACAATAAATCCGTTACGTCCGCCTGCTTTTGAATTGATAAACATAAATGCAAAAATAATAAGTGCGATTTGAGCAAATATTTCAAGAAAAAGGGCAATATTATCCTTTTCTTCATCATATTTAGGCATTACTGCTTCTAATATTGTTCCACAAGCAAGACCAGCTACCATATAATAAACAATATCCGGTAAAGCACGGCTTAACGATGTTTCTACGTTCGTTTGGTAAACTTGTTCCATTACAGTTAGAATATATAAAAAACTTAAGTTTTCAAAAAAATGAATATAATGTGTAATTATATGTTATAAGAGTAAGATGTCGAATTCACGACATTTATCCACATATTTGAATAAGACACGATGTATATTAACCGAAATGCTTGAGATAAGGGGTTATGATATATCAAGTATATCTTCATTTGATACTTTTAGATCTATTGATAATTTAGATTCAATGTCTATAAATATGTCAAAAAATGGAATGGAATTAATTCAAGTTCATTATGAGGTTGATTCCACAAGAACTAATCATAAAAAATTAACAAAAAGGATTGAAGATATTATAAATAAGCTACCTTCAATTGATAAATCAAAGGATCTTACGATTATATTTATAGTACGTGATGGAATGACACCTAGTGTAAAAGAGGCGATTCGTTTATTGAGTGATAAATATGGTGTATTTATACAAATATTTCCAATTCGTAACTTAATGTATAATTGTACTAAACACAAGAGTGTTCCAGAACATATTCGTGTTCCTAAGTCAGAATATGAAGGCTATTTAGAAGATTTTCTACATTCTTTACATATTGAATCATTAGACAATCTTCCTAAAATACTCGATACAGATCCAGTTGCTATGTTCATTGGATTAAGACCAGGTGAAATGTGTAAGATAATTCGTCCAAGTATGAGTGCTGGGAAACATATTGTATATAGATATTGTGTTTCAGATAAGTAAGTATATTTGTACTAAGCTAACCAAACATATAAACAGCCACCTAAAGCAATTGCATTGGCAAAACCAAGTAGCACAGTGTTATGACGTTCGCGATTATATAAGGTTTTTTCAATTTCTATCGCATTTTTATACGTATCAAAATTTTTACGTTTAACACGAATATCTTGATTTAACTCAATAACTCTATTCTTATCTTCTATCCACTCAGCGTCTACGCCTTCAGCTTGTTGTGCTTCATTAAGTTGTTCTGTGTGTCTTTTATATAATGTTTTTTGTAATTCTTCTGCCTTTTCATCATATAAATCTCTGTTGCCACCAGTAACAATAGGTCCATAGTAATTAGCATTTCTTTCATCGTTGGCGTATCCCGACATATATATTTAAACTATATATATAAAATATGAACATATGGTAGAAAATGAAACAAATTCATCTTCAAGATCCCCAAAAACACAGGTATCATCATTGGATGGTAGTAGATTTGAAGAACCGTGGACACGTAAGGGGGAAGAATTAATACTTGCATGGAGTAAAGAAATAAAACGTGCTAAAGATTTACATGATGATTCTGGATATTACTATAAAAATATGAGAAAACGATGGGGACTACCTGCAATTATAATTCCGGCAGTAATGGCACCGGTATCTTCTGTTTTTTCAGAAACAAATTGGATAAAGTATGTAAATATGGGTGCTTTTGTTGTAGTTGCAATAATGGGTGGAATAGATTCGTTCTTTAGTTTTGCAGCAAAAAAGGAAAAACATTTCAATCACTCTGCAAGATATGGTGAACTGCAAACATCTATAGAATCAGAACTTTTCAAGAACAAACGGTTTAGAATTCAATCGGATGTTTTTTGTACACAAACAAGAATGAGATATGACATGTTGAACACAACCGCCCCAGTTATTCCAAAACATATCATAAATAATTATAAGAATAAACATGATTTGAATATTCAGCAAGAACAGGTTTGACTTTTTTTCATCATTGGATGTATTGGAATAATATCAGATTCATAATCATACTTCTCATAAACAAGATTTCCATTTTTATCTTTTAAATCGTCTTTCAATTCAATAATTTTGTTTGGAATATCAAAATTATCATCAATTATATTATCATCATCCGAATTATCACCGGTCGAATTATTTAAATTATTTGAGATAATGTATGCCTCATCTTCCTCATCTTCCTCATCTTCCTCACGTGTAACTAAATCTTCTTCTAATTGAGTAGTTATATTGGTAGAATTTACCTTCCAATCTAATGCTGATTTAATATCAATATCTTCCGTATCACATAATATTGGATAATCATTATTTGAATTTGATGTTGGATTTGTATAAATTAGAACAGCTCCATTATAAACAGTCAATGTACCATCTGGACAACATAAATTCCATTCTGTATCAATATGATTTTTGTTTAGAGGCGACTCATAATAAATAATCCATTTCAATAAACCATTGCTTTTATAGGGACCTTTCAACTTAATTGATTGAAGTTTTCCCTTATTTTGATTTTTTTTATGAATAAATCTAATACAAGCATCTTTTGTTGATACATCTTTTATACTTTTCATACGATTAACAGAAATAATAGACTCATTATCTTTTGTTATCATACACCACTTCATTTTTCTGACTCTTTAACTAATAATATGAACTGTTCCTTATCATTTTTTATATTTCTATATTGACTTATAGAAATGCCATCCAACTTTCTCGCAAATCTTTCTCCATATCATATCTTGGCTTGCTAGTTTTTCTCGGCTTTTTAATAGAGGAAATAATGGTTTGAGTTCATCCATTCCAAGCAGTTCCACAAATTTATGTAAAACATACGAATAACTCAAGAAATTTTTACGTTTTTTGGGACAAAATTCAAGGAAAGGTCCTTGAATCTTTTGAAACATGATTCTTAATACCTCCTCTGTTTGTCTCGACATATATGGTGGAGGCTGACCGTTAAGTTGATTAATTATATGCGGAATATGTTCATAATATTTGTTTAATTTGAGTTTTTTCAATATTGAACGAACTTTTTGTGTTGTTAATTCATTTAGATCATGTATTCTCTCCTTCTTTATTTCATTCACTACTTGAACCAAAACTGTTCGTGGTATTTGAGTTGTTTCTTTTCCTTGAAACTGAGCAATCCATTCGTTAAAATGATTTGAACGTCTATAGGAGTAATAGCAAGATTCTTTTGGTGGATCCTTATATGATGCCCTATCTGTATCGTTTATTATATTATGTAGAACACCACAACTTTTACATTCAACTACACCTTCTGCATGAATATGTGATAATTCTGTTTTACAATTAGCACATACATTCGGTTTTGATTTCAGTTTTGAAGTAGTTTTCTTAGTATCTGTTTCATCAACTACATCAATTTTTTTTAAATACATATGGCGTAAATCCTCTCTCGAAGCAGGAATATCAAAAAAATCATGAGAATCGGAATTATCTGACAAATTTTCATCTGTTGTATCATCATCTGTACCATTTCCAAGATAGGATAATATACCACCATCTGTTGGAGAAGCATCTGTTCTTGTTGTCTCTACGTTTTCTATTCCTTCATAATACTTAAATAAGATATCTCCCGCATCAAGATAATATTCTTTCATAAATCTATTCGATTTTAGCATGTCAATATTTTTTTCTGTTTCGTTAATGCGTTCTCGTAACTCCATGATTTTTGCAGAATTTTGACTTGACGTATCTTTAAGTAATTCGTCTTTTTCTATGTTTAACTCAGATAATTCTCTTCTATACCTATTTATATCCTTTTCCTTTATTTCTCCAACCTTATCCTGGTGAATTGTATCAAGAGTAACCATATAATATAATAAATATTCTGATTTATATAAAATAAACGAATCTATTTAACTTCAACTTCAACTTCAACTTCAACTTCAACTTCAACTTCAACTTCAACTTCAACTTCAACTTCAACTTCAACTT